CCAGCACATTCCGGAGGATATGCGCTCCGCCGTGGCAAAGGTGCTGGAAAGCATCAATCAGGAGAGCAGCCCCAATGCACGGTCCTTTACGCTGGACCCTGTGACAAAGGAACGTATTTACAAGGAACCGGGCACGCCGACGAACCGGACGGTGGCGTTCCAGAATTTGAAGGAGCAGTATCAGAAGATCGCCCAGGATGGCGATATGGTGGTGGACCCGTCTCTTCTGGGCGGCGACGATGTGACCGGTGGATTCAGCGAGGTTATCAAGATGGGTGACACCCGCCTTGCGGACCTGACCACAGAGCAGCTGAAAACCATGTGGAACGTGCTGAAATCCGTGGAGCATTCCGTGACCACGGCAGGCAAGACGCTGGCGTCGGAGAAATTCGCGACCACCAAGCAGTTTGCCGATGCGCTCCGCATGGACGGCATGACCCGGCGGCGGAAACTGGGGAACAACGTGGCGATCAGTCTGGAAACGCCCTATACGTTCTTTGCCCACTTCGGGCAGACCGGCAAGGACATTTACCGGATGCTGCGGAACGCGCAGGACCATCAGGAGATTATGGCACGGGATGTGGCAGAAAAGGTTCACCAGATTCTGGGCGACGCGAAAACCGGCATCCGCGAAAACGCGGTGACGTCCATGAATGAGGAAGTCCACCATTTCACCACAACGGAAGGCCGGGGACTGGACCTGACCACGGCACAGGCCATGGAACTGTATCTTCTGAGCGAACGCAAGCAGGCGGAGGACCACCTGCTGAAAGGCGGCATCGTGCAGCCGGAGATCAAGATCCCCGGCAAGGCCAAGATCCCCAGAGGAACGGACGTGATCCATCTTTCCGCAGAGGATATTCAGTCCATTGTGAAGGTTTTGACCCCGGAGCAGATCAGGATCGCGGACGGTTTGCAGAAGCTGACCACCGGTGTTCTTGCCAACTACGGCAACGAAGCCAGCATGAAAGCCTACGGCTATAAGAAATTCACGGAGCAGGACTACTGGCCCATCAAATCCGCAAAGGAAGCACTGCACAGCTCGCAGGAGAAGGACAGCGGGAATGTGCGCTCCATTAAGAATATCGGCATGGCGCAGGCGGTGAAGCCCAACGCGGCGACGCCGTTGAGCATCCGAGGGGTGTTTGACACCTTCGCGGACCACGCATCCGATATGATCGACTACGCAGCGTGGCTGTGTCCCATGGAGGACGCGAACCGGCTGTACAACTTCCAGTTCCGGGACAGTGAAGGCAATCTCGTTCAGACCGTAAAGGGCTTCCTTGAAGAGAAGGGCGGACAGGGATCTCAGCAGTACTGGCAGAAGTTAATGGGCGACATCCAGAACGGCATCAAGACCAAGGATTTTGAACCGCTTACGGATAAATTCGCAAAAGGCATCGGGAGCTTTAAGGGCGCTGCCGTCGGTGCGAACGTGCGTGTGGTTATCCAGCAGCCGTCCGCCTTTTTCCGGGCATCCGCCGTATTGGATCCTGCTGACATGGCAAGAGGCCTGACCGGCGGCGTTACGAAGGGAAACGGCTGGGAAAAGGCTTTGACGCATTCTCCCATTGCCATGCGGAAGGACGTGGGCAGCTTTGACATTCCCTATACCCTGAATGACCGTTTTTACGGCAAGGAGGGGATCGCCAACAAGATCAATGACAAGGCTGGCGCTCCCGCAGGGAAAGCGGACGCCGTTACCTGGGGCGCGCTCTGGAACGCCTGCGAGTGGCAGGTGAAGCGGGAGAGACCCAATCTGCGGGCTGGCAGCGGTGAATTTTACAGCGCGGTCAATGAAGTGTTTACCAACATGATCGACCAGACGCAGGTGGTAGACGGCATTTTGCAGCGTTCCAACATCATGCGCGGCAAGAGCGACCTTGCCAAGCAGGCGACCTCGTTTATGGGCGAACCCATCATGAGCCTGAACGTGTTCATGCGGGCATGGGACAATATGCGCTATGAAGAGAACCCTGCCAAGCGGAGCAAGGCCATTAAAACCGTGGGACGTGCGGCAGCTGCTTTGCTGGTTACGGACGTAGTTAACGCACTGGCCCAGAGCATCGCAGACGCAGGGCGTGACGATGACCCGGACAAGGACTATTGGGAGAAGTTCCTGACGGCGCTGACCGGCATTACCGGCGGTGAGAAGACCACCAAGGAGCTGCTGCAGCATATTGTTTTGGAAGGAAACCTTGGGAGCAACATCAACAAGCTGGGAAGCATCCCGTTTGTGAAGGATATTCTTTCCCTGACGCAGGGGTACAGCGTATCCCGGACGGATATGCAGGTGTTTTCTGACATTGTATCTGCCTCTAAAGATTTCACCGCAAGCATGGGCGGCAGCGGCAAAAAGACCAGAGAAGAAGCGCTGGCAAATATGTTTGCAGCCTGTTCTAAACTTTTCGGCCTTCCGGTGGCCAACATCAAGCGGGACGCAATGGCGGCAGTCCGGACGGCTGTTCAAGCTACCGGCAGCGTGGCGCTGGAATATGAGTTTGAGAAATTCACATACAATATTTACAGCACCGCAAACAAAAGCCGGTACCTGAATCTGGCGTTCAAGGCGCTGGAGCAGGGCGACCTGACCACCTATGAACACATCCGCAAAGAGCTGAAAGACTTCATGGCGCTGGACAACAGCTCCGTTGACAGCAGTATGCGGAGCAAGCTGGACAAGGAACGGGAAAACGATGAGGATTTCAGGCTTCCGGACGCGGCTGCAAGTCTGATCGGCGCGAAAGACCGGTACGGCACCGGCGAGGGCGAGGACAAATTTACGGAAAATGATCTCAGCTCCGATGACTACATCGTATACAGCCGCAGGAAGTCCGAGCTTTACAGCTCCATGGAATCCGGGTTGGAGGACAGCCAGGTGTTCAGGGCCTTCACTGACGAGCAGAAGGACAAGGCCCTGTCCAGCGCGGAGACCTACGCCAAAAAGACGGCACTGCACGAGACGGACAAAACCTATGAGATCACGAACAAGTGGGTGTTGAATGCACAGGAGGCACAGAAGAAGTACGGCATTAAGCCGGAAATTTATGTGGCGCTGAAAACGCAGGTATCCGATCTGGAAAGCGTCAAGGACAGAAATGGGGAGACGATCCCCAACAGCAAGGGGCTGCTGATCATGCAAGCGGTGTACAATATGCCCGGTCTGAGCGAGAAGCAGCGGAACGCACTTTTTGAGTATCTGGGGGTAGGCAAAAGCATCCGGCATTACAACAAGGCGCTTGTAAACGAGAAAGTTCGGAAGAACGCCCGTTTGGCCGGGAAATAACGAAAGGAGATGTGAGGCGGCGGAAACGCCCACGGGATATCCCGTTCTGCAAGCTGAAACTGCGAGCATGAACAGTGAGCATAAGGCGCTGCGGGCCATGCTATCCGGCATGGCCCCCAAGCGGGCGGAGGCGTATATTCAATCCTTTGAGCTGCCGACAGACGAGGAATACTGCCTTGTTCAGATCGACGTCAGGCGGCAGTCTTACACGCAGGTTTCCGTGCAGATGAACGTATCTCCGGAGTACATCAAAAAATGCAGACGGCGGGCCTACTCCAAGATTTTGGACGGCGTTAAGCATTCATAAAAAAGCACCCAAACAAAGACCTTTATCAGGCCGTTTGTTTGGGTGCTTTTTTTGTACCATAAAGGCAGAAAAAGGAGGTGCGCTATGAATTATTTTGCGAATCCCTATCAGGGGTACGGAAGCCCCTACGGATACCCATCTGCGGCCCCGCAGGGTGCCGCAGGAGCGCCCCAGGCGTTTGGCGGACAAGTTACACGGGTCAACGGTCGGAACGGCGCTGACGCCTTCCGGATGGCCCCCAACAGCTCCATTCTGCTGATGGACGAGAATGACCCCATCGTGTGGCTCAAGCAGACGGACGGAGCAGGCTACGCCACGGTGACACCCTACACGGTGACGCCGTATCAGGCAGCGGCCCCGGTGGACGTGGCCGGACTGGAAACCCGCGTGAAAAGATTGGAGGAGATACTGAGTGGCAAACCCGATGATGCAGATGCTCCGGGGAAGCGGAAGCAGAATGCCGAATAATCCCATCGCCATGATGGCGGAGTTCCGGAAGTTCGCGGCCAACATGACGCCACAGCGGGCGCAGCAGCAGGTTGAAAAGCTGCTGGCGGACGGAACCATGTCTCAGGATCAGTTCCAGCAGCTCCAGCAGTAGGCCAAAGACTTCATGGCATTTCTTGGTAAATAGGCCGGTGCGCAACGGCTTGTTTTAAATTTCGAAAGGAGATCAGATATGGATAACTATACTTTGAGCGATCTCGCGGCCGTCACCCGTGACAATGACGGCGCAGGCACCAGCGGCGCCTGGTGGATCATCATCCTGTTCTTGTTTGTCCTCATGAGCGGTGGCGGTGGCTTCGGCTTCGGCGCCCGTCAGGGTGAGTTCGGCCAGTACGCCACGGCGGCCAGCCAGCAGGACATCCTGTTCGGCCAGCACTTTGGCCGGATCGATGACCGCCTGACCAACATCGGCAACGGCATCTGCAATCTCGGCTACGAGATGCAGGGCAGCATCGGCGGTCTGGGCAAGGAGATGATGCAGGCGCAGAACGGCACCAACATGGCCATCATGCAGGCCGGCAACAACATCCAGGCTCAGATGGCTGAGTGCTGCTGCACCACCCAGCGGGCGCTGGACGGCATCAACGCCAACATTGACGCCAAGTTCGCGGCTCTGGAAAAGAGCCAGCTTGAGGGTCGGATCGCGCAGTTGGAGCAGGCCAACAGCCAGCTCTACATGCGTGAGCAGCTGTGCGGCGTAGTGCGGTATCCCACCGGCTACACCTACAACGCCGGCCCCTCTCCCTTCTGCGGCTGCAACAACGGCTGCGGCGGCAACATCTGAGCAGCTATTTCCGGATCGGAAATAGTTCAGGCCCTTCTGGCCGGGTTACGGGCGGGGCCGGTGCTCCGCCCATTTATTATTAGGAGGTTATTTATATGAGCTGCAAATCTTTGATTTACACCGCGATGCAGACACCGACCGCTGTTGCGGTGAATGGCATTATCCCTCTGGGAACCATCGTCCGGCGCTACGGATGCAACTGCAATCTGAACGGAAACGGGATCGCCATCAACGGGCAGGGCTACTACGATGTGGACGTGTCTGTTGAAGCCGTACCCGACGCTGCCGGAACGGTGACGGTTCAGCTTTTGAAGGACGGCATTGCCGTCCCCGGCGCAACTGCTGCCGCTACGGTGGCGGCTGTTGCTAATACCGTGACGCTGGCGTTCCCTGCGACTGTCCGGCTGGGCTGCTGCTCCACCGGTTCCGTGCTGACCTTGCTGCTGACCGGTGCGGCTTCCACCGTCAACAACGTTGCCGCACGGGTTGAGAAGATCTGAGGTGGACTATGGGCATGAACAAAGACCAGATCGCGGAATATCTGGAAAAGCTGGAACACGGCATTTCTGAGTATATGCGGATGCCAGCCAGCGAACGGTCCGCCTGCGCGATCCGCGGGATGCTGGAATGCTGGTCTGCGCTTGCCGCCATGAAAGACTGCACCCGCACGTCTGACGGCTTCACGGAGCAGGACGCGACAGAGTGGTCCACCATGTTGCGGAACGAAGACGGCACTACCGGTCCCCATTGGGGTGTTGACCAGACTACCGCTGTTGCGGAAAGTATGGGCATGACCTGGGAAAAGGTTTCCCGGCCCTGCTGGTGGATCACCATGAACATGATGTATTCCGACTATTCCGGCGTGGCTGAAAAGTACGGCGTGTCCATTGCGGAGTTTTACGCGGATATGGCAAGGGCATTTCTGATGGACAAGGACGGCCCGGGAGCAAAGAAAAAGCTGGCAGCGTATTACCACGGGATCGTGGAACATGAATAAATTGTGCCCCCGCCTACAATGGGCGGGGGCGTTCCATAGATTACATTAACCATTTGGTTAGGTGTAACTATGGAATTAAAGGAAATCGAAGTCTATCCGGCGATCTTGGTACAGCCGGATTTCTTTTAGCTTTAGTTTCCAGAACACTTTTTTGTTTTCTCTGCTAAGTTCTTTATAAATATCCTGCCATCCGGAAAAGAATGCCTCGGAAAGGTCTTTCGCGGATTTTGCGGGAGGTTTGCGGAGCAATGATTCAGCAGATTCTAACTGCGCTGTCAGATCGGCATAGCGTTTTGCGTATTCATCTTTGGCGATCAGATCGTCGAGATACAGATCGGAAAGCTTTGCTAACTTCTTTCGCAAAGATTTTGCTTTTTCCTCAATTTCTTTGCTATTCTGTTTGGGTTCGTCTTTGGTATTTGCAAAAATTTCAATCTTTGCGTCAATCGTTTCCAGTAAATACTGTTCAATCGTGGCTTCCATAATATTTGCATGATTGGGACAGCCCTTATACTGATAGGCGCCGTCGCAGCTGTACACATAGGATTCGCCGTTTACGAGCTTGCGCGGCCTGCCGCCGATCCTTCGCCCGCAGTCTCCGCATACAAGCAGCCCGGAAAAGATATACGTTCGGTTCTGGGCCACCTTCCGTTGAAGCCGCCTGCGCAGCGTCTGGACGCGATCAAACTCTTCTGCGGTTAAATATGGCGGGATCGACAGACCGTGCCATTCTCCGACATAGCCGCGATTGTCCAGCATTTTGCTTGCGGTTCGGTATTGCAGTTTCAAATTGGGGACTGCGGAGATCGCATTGTGGATGGAGCCTGTTTCCAGGAACACACTGAAAAACGTTTTGACGTCCGGCTCCGCTTCACGGTCGATCACCGCGAATTTCCCGTCGATCTTATATCCCTTCGGCAGATGGCCGGTGCAGACTTCGTTACGGGATTTCTTCGCGTCCAGCACCTTTTTGATCCGCTCTCCGGTCCGGTCTGCTTCGTCCTGGGCTACGGCCAGCATGATATTGATCTTTAACCGGCCTGCGGCGGAGGAGGTGTCATAGTCCTCGTAAATGGTTTTCCAGCACACATTGTGGGCTTCAAGGATCTCCTGCACCTTATAATATTCGCCGATATTGCGGAACCACCGGTCCAGCTTTGTGACCAGAATAATGTCAATTTCGTCCCGTTGGACTGCAGCCAACAGCTCCATCATGGCGGGGCGCTTTTCTATTTTCTTCCGGGCTGAAAAACCGGCATCCGGGTAAATGCCGACAACTATCATCCCGTTTGCTTTGGCGTATTCTTCCAGATCGTTTTGCTGATCGTGGATGGAAAGGCCAAACTTCGCCTGCTCTTCCGTACTGACGCGCGGATAAAGCGCTGCGCGTAAAACATTCAATATTGTCCCCTCCAAAAGCCGATATTCAAAGCGTGCATATCCATAAATACGCACCAGCACAGCAGCAGGACGATTGCTATGCCCATAACCAGAATCACGCAGTTCCGAATCCGCAGGCCCTTTTCCATGACGTGAATGGTATGGTTTTGCACGTCAATGGTCTGCCGCTTATTTTCAAGGCGGTGTTTCAGCCCGTCCTTTTCCGCCTGCAAGGTTTCTTCCGTGGCGGTACAGTGATCGCCAATACCAAAAAATGCGTCCAAAGACACCCCCAGTGCCGCACAGATACCAGCTGTGGTATAAAGGGCCGGGGATTTGGACGCATGGGCGAAGAAATTATTAACGGTGGAGAGGGGGACGCCGGAAGCATCGGCAATGTCCTGGGCCGTCATGTTGAGGGCGGCTCTTTTTTCGCGGCATAAGTCTTGGATCGTCAAAAAATCGGCCTCCTGTATTAAATTTATAAGATATGGGCAGCGATAGTACACAATTTCGTTTGGCAGTATACTGCCGGTTTCCCACATTTGGTTATTGCGTTGCCCAATCAATTTTTGCTATGGTTGCATCACGGCAAGCCAATCCCCCCAAGGCTTGCCCTCCGGCCCCGCCGTTTGTTGCAGAGGGCGGCGGGGCCTTTAGTTACTTATTGCTTCTCAAGTTTTACGGTCTGCGTAACTCCCATGGCAGACACTTCGTAACTGATTACGCCGTCCTGATAGGTAAACGTCTTTGTGTCATCGCCGCTGGCGAGAATTGCCATATCGGTCTGATCTTTATCATTTTCCGATTCCCAGGTGTACGGCTCATCCGCCGTGGTAGGGGCATCGAAAGAACCGGCCCAATAGAGGGCTTTGGTTTCTCCGTTATCAGATACCCAATACACCTCAATGGCATCTCCGGCAATAGTAGCGGCCTGCCATGCGTCATCTGCATTGCTGTTTGTCTGCTTCCACTCTCCAACGAGATCGGGTGGAGTTACCGGCTCGTTTTCTGGCTCGGCCTGATTCGTTTCCCCGCAGGCGGTTAACATGCCGAGCGCGAGAACTGAAGACAGCGCGATAAGCAAAAACTTTTTCATCTTAACTCTCCATTTTCTTATATTTTCGACTGCACAAAGTGCAATAATCGACATATAGCCCCGTTACTATAATTATTGGGAGGGACGCAAGATGTTGTATAATGACGCGAAATGTGATACAATAAACAGAGCAGATGTTGAAATACTGCGCGAAAAACTGGTATGCGCCGCGCTGGCGCTTCCGTATGAAGCAAAGCTTGAGCTTTTGAAACTTATTGAGGGGGAAGAGAAAAATGAAAGAGGTCGCTAAGTTATGGTACATCGACTCCAAAATGGTTGACGCGGTAAATCGGTGCATGGACGCCATTTCGGCCTGCGGGCTTTCCGCGGACAGCGCGGAATATCTCCCCTTTTGCTTAGATCGTGCGATCAAGGCAAGCAATCAGATTTCCGCGCAAAGCATCCCGTTTCGCGCAACGCCCGTAAAGGTCAATGAGGAAAACGGGGGCTGTGATGTCACGCCTTTGGCGCTATTATTTGTTCAATAGCCGCTGATGCAATCCCTTTTGAGATTGTTTCAATCACTGTTAAAGACACGGAGCCAAATGACCGCAGCAATTTTGATGTTTTTTCCCATTGCGTTTTTCCTTCGATTGCCGCGATAAATTCATGCCCCTTTGGCGTGACATAGTAAATAGACGGCAGACTGTTGTGATGGAAGTTTGTAATGGGATCAAAATGGAAATCTGTTGCCAGATACCCACTCTCCGAAAGCTGAATGATGTGATAAATCAAAGCCCCTGTATCGTATTTGTTCAGTGGCGGGACGAGCCTCATTGAATCAATATATAAAACATGATAACTTGCGCAAGTATAATTGCCGACTTCTTCTGTTTTGATGTAAGTATTATCTTCGCAAAACAGCATTAAATCTCGGACGCAGTCAGGGTCGAGTTTCATGTCTTATCCCTCTTGCTTTCCAGATATTCAATATAGCGTGAAATCTCAGTTAATTCATCCGCAGATGCGGAGCGGATAAACTGCGCGATTTTATCGTCCACACCCTCGATCTTCGGATCGGGGGTTTCTTTTATGCCCTCAGCCTCGACCAGTTTCCGCACCGTCTCAATATTCTCTAAGCACTTTGCGGTTGCTTCTGGGGTTTCCCCCTCGCGCAACAAAATTTCGTCGGGAGTAGCTTTAAGAAGCTGACATATCCGTGCGGCTTCTTCTGGGGATGGGAGATTTTTCCCACGCCTTACTTCACTTAACCACCTCTTGTGTTTCCCGATCATTTTCGAAAATGATGCTTCGCTCCAGCTTTTAGCCGAAACTTTTTCTGCTATCGAATCTACGTTTGGTTGGACTGTATCTCTTTTTGGCATATCTACTCCTGAATAAATCGTAATGCAGCAGCGTGTACGTCATGCTCAAACTTTTCGTTTTCAACAGATATCCGTCTATTCCGCTTGTGCTTGTTGTTCCTGATTACGTCAATTTTTCTTTTCTTTATTTTATTGATTCTCTCAGCGAAATACTTGCTGTTTAATCCACCACGGCGAATCGCCTTTTTTAACCAAAATATGGCGTTGTCAAATTCCCACTCTTGCTCGTATAACTTGGAAAACATATTGCATGTAAATGTAAAGTCTAACGATGCAAATTTATCTAAAACAGTAAATGGTATTTTTCCGATTGCTTCTTCAAACGCTCCGATTGCAGCAAGCCTAAAATCAGCTCCTTTGTTCGCAAACGCATAAGCAACCGCGAATTTATCAAAAGCCGATGCCGAATTTCTATATTTTGTTACGGCAATTTCAAAAAGTACGTATCGGGGCTTGTACTTTATTACATACGCCTCGTTCACAAGCCCAAGAGACTGAAATTCCGCAGGGTACTTTGTTTTAACGATAGACAGCACTTTCCTGACGACATCCGCTTCATGTTGCGAAAAACGAGTTAAATCATATTTGTAGTTCGCCGCAATAATGCTTTGTGATGAATTTTGTTCATACTGTTCTGGATAATAGGCATACGGGTTATTCGGCCCTTTAGGCCGCGCAAGAATTAAGTCAATGTCTAAAAGCATATCTACCAAAAAATAGATGTATTTTTGTGCAATTCAACAAAAACCAACAAAATGGTCGTGTTTGGCTTTACAACACACAAAATGTAAGCTATAATAATCTCGTGAGTTATCATAGAGACAACAAAAAACCAGACCCCCAAAGAAAAATCCTTTTTGCGGGTTCCATAGACGATATTTTGTTGGCTGACACTTACATGATAGCGGCGGCGGTTTCGTTTGTCAAGTGAAAACTCACATTGACTGCGGCAGAGATAAAAAACCGCCCCGAAGTCTCTGCAACAAACTTCGGAGCGGTTGGAAGCGAACTCGTTTGCTAAATGGAATACCCCTCTGCAACAGAGTACGCCATTTGGCGCGTAGTTTAACTCCCATGCTTACCATACCACATATTTCTGCCGCAGTCAATGAATTCTCACACCGAAAGGAGGGCACATGACTTGGCATTGAAGGAACTTCGAGAACGTTCCAACCTGACCCGTGCACAGGTAGCAAAGAAACTGAATGTGGACTTGTCCTGTGTGACGCATTGGGAACTGGGAGACTGGCGACCGGCACGGAAGTACCACAAGAAGCTGGCGAGGATGTACGGCGTGACGGTGGACGAACTGTTCGAATCCAGCGATGGGGAATAAAAAATGCCCCGCCCGGTGTTGCAGACCGGGCAGGGCGGCGGAACAAATCTTAGGCTCAGATATGTGTCCTGTGGCTATTTTAGCACAGGGGAAAGGAAAAGGCAATGGCGAAGAAACGAAAAATCGAATACCGGGTGATCTGGGTGTCTCCGCCTGACCCGGTGAAGATCATGACGGAGTTCGGCAAGATCTGGTCGAGGGAGCATGGCCTTGAGTTTGAAGGTGTTTACACCAAAGAGGGGGACATCAAACAATGAGCTGGAACCTGTTTTTTATGATCCTGGGCGTGGCCTACGCGTCCACTTGGGTATTCAAAATCGTTGATTTGATCGAAGGAGGGAACCCGCATGAGAAAGCATGACCGGCGCACCAGAGAGCAGCGGAAGGCGGATGCCTCCGCATGGATGGGCTTCATGAGTTTTCTGGCCCTGCTGCTGATCACCATTGCATACATGGTGGTGAGCGCACGATGAACAGAAAGAACCGGTATGAGTGCTTTCCACTTTCCCTTTGCCCGGTGTGCGGCATGGACAGCGGTGAGCGGGTGCAGTCCACGGACGCACCGTTTAAGCACTATGTACGGTGTTCCACCTGCGGTGCTATCACAGCTGGTTACGCCCAGCAATCCAACGCCACGAAGGCGTGGAAGAGAGGGGATGCGTGGAAATGAAGATCTATCCGGTGTGCGCGAGATGTTCCATCGTCATGAACCCCAATGCGTTTGACGATGTGGCTCCGGGGTTTTTGATCAACGGCGAGTGCTGCTGCCCGGAGTGCGCGAAGGATTGGCTCAAGGATGAGGTTGACAGCGATCCGGAAGCCGTGGCACGGGCCATGGGGATCGCAATTATCGACATCCCGGAGGGCTGATATGAACCAGTGTGAGCGGATCTTGAAGTATCTGGATGAACACGGCAGTATCACACGGGCCGAGGCCATGAGCGAGTGCGGCATCGCCAATTTTACGGCGCGGGTCTCTGACTTGCGGCGGGACGGCGTGGCGCTGGACGTGGAGACTGTCACACAGAAGAACCGCTACGGCGAGACCGTGCGGTTTGCGAGATATAGGAGGAAAGAAAATGGCACTGAAATCATTTAACGAGTTAATTAAAATCGATGTGCGTCCACAATGCGATACGCGGGATGCCAAAGACGAAAACGGGAAGACAATCAAAGTCCCGTATTTGAGTTGGGGCAAATGTGTGAAGCTGCTGCACGAAAACGGCGCAAATGATGTGTGGTATGCGCCGGTGGAGTGTCCAACCACTCACACTTATCTTTGGCCCCAAGCAAAAGTGTCCACCAGCAAAGGGCGCGATACGGAATGCTGGTTTGTGCGGGTGTTGATCCACATTGATGATTTGGAATTTGTATACGATACGCCGCTGCTGAATGGATCCCTGGTGGTTTACACTGACACTCTGAACCAGCTGCGGATCAACAATGCCCTTGCCAGAGCATTTGTGAAGGGCGTTGCCATCAGAACCGGTCTTGGATTTGACTTATGGGCGGAATCCGATGCGGATGACGGCGAGGATGATTTGAGCCGCCATAGCATCTGGGCCATCAAGGAGAGACTGGAACGGCTCATTACGGCAAAAGAGCAGCGGGGTCTTGACCACAAAGATCTGCTGCACGCATTGAATATCAACGAAAAACAGTTAGGCACAATGCTTGGATATTTCGCAACGATTGATAAGCTGGAAAAGGCTGTGATGCGGCTATGATCCACAACCATGACCGGAGCGGATGGTTTGGGGCATCAGACACAGCAATCATCATGGGTCGGTGGGACACGGAAACATTCCGCCGCTGGTGGCTGCAAAAAATAGGGGTTCGTAAAGAACATTTTACAACACCCGCCATGCAGGCCGGAACGGCATATGAGCATCGAATCTTGTCAGCAATTGGCGTAAGAACAATGGACAAGCAGATCCGCATACGGCGATATCGGCTGCGGGTAAATTATGACGGCGAGTTTCCGGATACGATCATTGAGGTAAAAACCTACGGGAAACCGGTATTTAAGGTCAGCAAAGCATATTGGCAACAATGCCAGGTTGAAATGTTTGCCAGCGGCTACGGTTTTTGGAGACATCGGAAGCGATGCAACATTGTGGCATACCGTTTGACTGAGGCCGAAATGCAGAATTACTTTATTGCGGTGGACACCCGGCGCTTATCCAGCCATGAAGTCCAGTATGATGAGTGTTGGGTGAGAGACGCGTATTTGCCAAGGCTTCGGTATTTGGCAAGATGCTTGCTGGCAGGACATTGGCCCAGCATGGAGGAATTTTATGGTGCAGGTTAATGCTACGGCATTCCGCTGGACGATGGATGCCGCCGGAGACTGGCTGTGCATCCAGACCAACAAGGCGCGACAGGTGCTTGACAGCCTGAAAGAGGGCAAAGCATATGATGTGGAGATCAAGGAACACCGGGAGAAGCGGAGCCTCGATGCGAATGCGTACTTCTGGGTTCTGGTTGACCGGCTGGCTGAAAAGCTGCGGATTCCCAAAACGGAAATCTACCGACGGTATATCCGAGAGATCGGCGGCAATCATGAAATGGTCTGCGTGATCGATTCAGCCGTGGAAAAGCTGCGGAACGGGTGGGAACACAATGGGCTTGGCTGGCAGACGGATACCATGGCAAGCAAGATCCCCGGTTGCACCAACGTGATTTTGTACTACGGCTCCAGCACCTACAACACCCGGCAAATGTCACATTTGATCGATATGGCGGTGCAGGACTGCGTGGAGCAAGACATTGAGACCCTGCCTCCGGAGAAGCTGGCGGGGATGATGGAGGAATGGGGCCGATGAGCAAGAGCATCATGCAAGACCGCCGGGAGTGCTACCTGACCAGCTTTACAGAGCGGTTGGCAAAGCACCACGTTTATGGCGGCGGCAGGCGGCAGCTATCCGAGAAATGGGGCTGCTGGGTGTATCTCCGTGCCGACTGGCACAACATGGCCGACTACGGCGTTCACGGCAAGAATGGTCACGAGCTGGATCTGCGCTTGAAGCGTGAGTGCCAGCAGCGGTTCGAGGAACTGTATGGCCATGAAAAATTTATGGAAGTTTTCAAAAAAAATTATTTGGGGGAATGAATATGCTGAACAGAATTATTGTGATGGGCCGGATGACCCGTGACCCTGAATTGCGCCGCACTAACAGCGGCACGGCGGTGGCATCCTGCACCGTGGCGGTTGACCGGGATTTCAAGTCCCAGTCCGGCGAGAAGGAAACGGATTTCATCGATGTGGTGGCATGGCGCAACACCGCCGAATTTGTAAGCAAGTATTTCTCTAAGGGCCGCATGGCCGTGGTGGAGGGCCGCTTGCAGCTGCGTGACTGGACGGACAAGGACGGCAACAAGCGCCGCACCGCCGAGATTGTGGCCGACAGCGTGTACTTTGGCGATTCCAAGCGGGACGGCGGCGACAACCCCGGTTATGCACCGGCACCCTCCGGCGGTTTCAGCGAGATCGAGGACGATGGGAACCTCCCGTTCTAAGGCGGTGGGCGAATGCCGAACAGGATCATCAAGGATAGCATCAGGACGAGCAAAAGCATCAACGCAATGTCGGACTTTGAGTTCCGATTGTGGGCGTACCTGATTACCTACGTTGATGATTATGGGCGCGGCAGCGCAGACCCGGAATTGCTCAAAGGCTTTGTATTCCCCCGCAGAAAAGGTGTGACTGAGGGAACGATCAGTAAGACGCTTGCAGAATTGGCGACCATAGGCTCTGTGATCCTCTATGAAGTTGACGGAGAACCGTACCTATGTTTTCCAAACTGGAGCGAGCACCAGACGGTGAGGAACAAAGTAAGCAAATTCCCGGCACCTGCTGACGGATTGATTACATCTGAAATCAATTGCAATCAATTGCAAGCAGGTGAAAGCAAATGCGCCCGTAATCCAATCCAGAATCCAGAATCCAGAATCCAGAATCCAGAAGAAGTAGGCGGCGAGCCGCAAACGGCATCCCCGCCGGTGGTTTCCATCCCCCTCAATGACGGCACTGAATATCCGGTGTCGCAGGAGCAATGCCAGGAATGGGCAGGCGTGTACCCTGCTGTCGACGTGATACAGCAGTTGCGGGAGATGCGGGAATGGTGCCTGAATAACCCGGCGAAGCGGAAAACGGCGCGTGGTGTGCGCGGATTCATTACCCGCTGGCTGGCGAAAGAACAAGATCGCGGTGGCCGTAAGGGCGCAAAAGGCCCCGGCAGCAAATGCGAGGACGCTTGGGGGTATGTGTGATGGCGGGAGATTTTAAGCTGGCCGATCTGCTACGCAAGTACAAGCCCAGGGAATCGCAGAAAGGCAAACTGGCGAAGCGGTACAGGGACCAGCTTTGCTGGGACTGCGCCAACGCCTGCGGCGGATGCAACTGGTCTGCCCGGTATGAGCCGGTCCCCGGTTGGGATGCAACGCCAACGGAACGGGTCTTATCCGACGGGACCGGCGGTCTGCGGGTGATAACGTCCTACGAAATCAGGGATTGCCCGGAAAAGAGGTTGAGAAGATGATGCGGATCGTGGTTGATATTTACGGCGAGGACACGCAGGGCACGAAGGAAGCGGTAGCGATGCTGCTGGAGCCTCTGGGCCGCGTCCGGGTTGTGCAGATCATTGTTGACGGAAAGGAAGAAAAGCGATGATTGCATTTGAGATCCCCTATCCGGCAACAAAGCGCGGCAAGGCTACATGGAACAAGCGGTTTGGCCTGAACGCGTATTACGCCGGTAAGCATTGGTCGCAGCGAAAGAAGGACGCGGAAGAGCTGCACGAGCTGGCCCACTGGGCGATGCGCAAAGCAGGTATTGCAAAACGTCTGGTAAAACGCCCCGTCAAGGTGACATTTTTCTGGGATGACAATCTGGACGTCGACAATCACGGCGCGCTGGGCAAAGCCTTTGTGGACGCGATGAAGGGCTACCTACTGCCGGACGATAACCGGAAGTGGTTCCGCGCCGTGGAACACAAATTTTGGAACGGAGATACGATCCGCGTGGAAATTGAGGAGGCAGAATAATGGATGCTGTGGAGTTTTTGGACAAGGTTGACCGTCTCAGCAAAAGAGGATCTACCGAAGAAAAAATGCGCTACAACGATTATAGGACAGCAAGAGATAATACACGGGCGGTGAAGTTTGTCGAGCGATGGGACGCCGAGCACCCCGTCAAAACCAGGCAGAGCGAGTTCTTGAAGCTGTTTCCGAACGCACAAACTGATTCGGGATGCCTTAATGCTTGCCCAATGGATGTATTCGGCAATACGGGTATCGACTGCAACAAGCGAACTTGCTTTGAGTGCAAAAAGGCGTTCTGGCTTGCGGAGGTGGAGGACGTATGAAAGTGTTGATAGCCTGCGAGGAATCGCAGGAAGTCTGCAAGGCGTTCCGGGCACTGGGGCATGAAGCCTACTCGTGCGACATCCAGGAGCCGTCCGGCGGGCATCCTGAGTGGCACATCTTAGGCGATGCGCTCAAGGCCATTGAGGGGGGGCAAGTGACCACTATGGACGGGCAGACCCATGATGTGGGGCGGTGGGATATGATTATTGCTTTTCCGCCCTGCACCAAAACCAGCAACGCCGGAGCGCGGCACTTGTATAGGGGCGGCAAGCTCAATATCAAGCGGTATTATGAGGGCTTGTGCGGCAAAGCGCTGTTTTTAGCTATTTGGGCAGCGGATTGTGAAAAAGTTGTGATTGAGAATCCGACGCCGAGTAAAGTCTTTGAGTATCCAGAGCCAACCCAAGTCATACAGCCCTATCAATACGGGCACCCGTTTAGCAAAAAAACCTTGCTGTGGGAGCGTGGTGTCCAGCCGTTGGAGCCGACAAACATCGTTGAACCGACAGCAACATGGTGTCCGAGTGGCAGTTACAGCCATAAGCATGGGGAACAGCACAAAGGTATGTTTACCACGGATAGGGCCAAAAACCGCGCAAAGACCTTCCCCGGCATCGCCAGAGCCATGGCGGAGCAATGGGGTGGAGACATAAGGGAGGAATTATGAGAGATACAAACCTCGTAAATGCCCTGCGGGAACACGCAGATTGGTGGGAAAATGGAGACATGATGGATCCGCTGGGAGGGCTGGAGAAAGACCTGTTTGCAGCCGCTGACCGGCTGGAGAATCAAAACGCACACATCGCGGCGCTCCAGAAGGAGATTGAGAAGCTGCGGGCGCAGTTGCCCCGCTGGATCCCGGTGGAGGAGCGGCTACCGGAGAATTTTCGGAAAGTGCTGTGTTGGGGTGAGTATTTCCGCTATGGAGACTTTAATGGAATGTTTGTAAATTACGCACTCGGATATCAAAACAACGGGCGCTGGGGCGGTGAAGTTGCCAATGGAACAAATGCCCGTGCTTTGGCGTGGATGCCGCTGCCGGAACCGCCGAAGGAGAAATAATGGAAAATGTTAATTGCCTGCGTTGCCGCTTTAGGCATGAGGACAACGGGAACTGTACTGCGGTCGGCGGATTCTGCACGGCGGTCCCAGCGGCGCACTGCCCGTTACTGCGTCAGTATTTAGACACGGGCATGACGCCGGAACAGTGCGAAAACGCGAAGGTCATCATCGAATCCGTCTTTAGCGATGACACGTCAAAGGCGGAGCGGATTCGGAAATTGCTAAAAGCCGACGAGGACGGGCGGCTGGTGGTGCTGCCGTGCAAGGTGGGCGATACGGTGTATTTTGCTTTGCTTGGAAGAATCATTGAAAAGCAGGTATTTAGCATCGTTTCATTTTCAAATTCCACAAGAATTTACTGTGACGGAACCAGCGAATATTTCAGGCCAGAGGATATAGGAAAAACTTTCTTTCTCACCCGCGAGGAGGCGGAAGCGGCATTGGAGGCGATGAAGGATGAGTAAGGCTGTGATGCTGAGCATCCGCCCGAAGTGGGTGGAGAAGATCGCCAACGGCGAAAAAACCATCGAGGTCCGAAAGACCAAGCCGAAGCTGGACACGCCGTTCAAATGTTACATCTACTGCACGCTGCAAGGCTGTAACGAGTTTTTTCGAGTTGATCTTGGGCGTGATGTTGCCAAGTGGAACCGCGGCAAGTGGGCAGACCGCAAGGGCAAGGTTATCGGGGAGTTTACCTGCGACCGGATATTTTCCATCAATGTTTTCGACAATGGTAGCATTCAGAACTGGCTTTTCGAGCACATGGAGCGATCTTGTCTTACATACGAGGAGCTTGCTGACTACATCGGCAACGGGAAAACCGGCTACGGCTGGCATATCTCCGACCTGCTGATCTATGACCAGCCGCGGGAGCTGACGGCGTTTCGGCGGGCGTGCCCAAACAGTTGGTATTGTGAGAGCTGCGCCATGTACTGGGAAAACAACGGCACTTGTGGAAACGAGAGCTTGTATATTAAGCGCCCGCCCCAGAGCTGGTGCTATGTGGAGGCGATAAAGGATGGCTGAATTAAAACCTTGCCCGTTCTGCGGCGGTAAACTGAACTTTTACCGGGAAAACTATGTGAATCGTTTCGGAAAGCGCATCATTAAGCAATACTGGATGCACGATGATACAGATTGTGTCCTTAACGACATAAATCAGCCTTTTGTTTTAGGGGCTGGAGACGCAAATCCGGAAACGGGTTATCCGGGAGAGTATGCTGAAAAATGGAACAGGAGGGCTGACAATGGCTGAATACATCAAGCGAGATGCGGCGATTCGCGAGATAGAGCAAATAAATCCTGTTGACTATGGTGCTATGTGGGACTATGAAGCTCATCATTGGGCAGGAGAATGTCTAAGAGACTGCAAAGAGGCGATTGATAGTATTCCCACCGCCGACGTGGCCCCGGTGGTGCATGGACTATGGGAAAAAGAGCCATCATCTTTTTGGAGGTGGACACCGTCTGGTGCGGTAGCGGTTGCGCGTACTACTTACAGATGCGGTCTATGTGGACGGGGAACCGCCGTAAAATCTAACTACTGCCCCAACTGCGGGGCCAAGATGGAAGGAGGTAACGAAAATGTATAAGCCGTTAGCCGACAGCACCCTACTTAGGATGCCCAAAAAGGAGATTATTGAGCTGCTTCGCACCGCAGAGCATAACGCGAAGGTATCTCAGGAATGGGTGGACCAGCAAGCGGAGAACATCAAGGGCTGGAAACCGGTGGTGCATGGGCGGTGGATGCCGTTTCACAGCAGGACTGCGGGAGATATGCAGTATTGCTCCGTCTGCAAGATAGGGTTTGATGCCAAAACAGACTATTGCCCCCGCTGCGGAGCGAAGATGGACGGCGAGAGAAAGGATAACGAAAATGAATGATAATTTGAATTACGGCTGTGCAACAGGAAACTGCGTGTCTCCCATGACTGGTAGCATGAAGGAGACGATCATGATTTTGTCTGATGAGGTAAAAAAAGCTAATGAACTGATAACGCAAATTCAAAAAGAACTATTCGGCGATAAGCCGCAAAACGCAGTAATGCCTCCAGACGGTATGTGCGCGCAGGATGCTTTGGAAGGGTGCAAGGGCATTGCAGAATTGAATCTTGAAATCCTGAACGATATTCTGCGAGGGATCAACGGGTGATGTCAATGAAACTGGTTGCTGTAAATTATCAACAGCGCAGGCTTCATTTTTTCAAAGAACAGCTTGCAGCGGCAAAAAGGCGGTTGAAGTGGGCAGTGGATCATGACAGGAACTTTATTGAGCTGGAAGATGATGGTGAAATCGTAAGTTTTTACGAGTGGGCTGTGCAAGCAGCGGAAAAGGAGTGCGCTAATGGCTAAACAATCCGCTTATTTGCAACGGCGGGATGCGCAGTTGGATGCGGTCTTTTGGGCCGGTGCTGCGATGGCAGCGCAGTTTGCCGTTGACACTCTGCAGATGACTATGCACCAGCAGGAAGGCTGGGGTTATGATCGCATCATGCGCGTCACGCATGAGTGGATGGAGACACAGCGGGAATACAGGCCTGCCTTAAACTGCAAGGACCCGGAGGCGGACGTCCGGCAAGTGCACATGGACCGAGTGCTGGCGCAGATTATCAACGGGAAGGCGGAGCTGATCCCCTTCCCGGACAGATACAAGGATTTGAAAAAGGTCCGTTATGGGAGGTAACTATGCAGAAGGAAGATATATCACTCCTGCGCATCTATGCGAAGAATGATATGAATTGCGTGAAAACAGCGAAGGAAATGGACATCCACCATAACAGCGTGATCTATCGGTTGGGCAAAATCAAGACGGAAACCGGGCTGGATGCGCGGAAGTTCTGGGACTTGGTGAAGCTGCTGGAAATGGAGGGACTATGACCATCGGACAGACCGTAAGCGCACGGTTCAAAACCATTCCGAATCTGTTGAAAAGCAAATCCACAGCGAACGAGGAAACATACCCCATCCGCACCGGCGAGATTATTTACATTCACCCGAAGGGCAGGTTAATCAGTGTGCGGACGGAAACGGCGGGCGGACCCGTGATAGAAAATTTCCGGCTATGTGAGGTGGTTATGTGAGCACATTCCCGGAGCGGCTGCGCAAATTGAGAGAATCTGAGCGGCCTGCTAAAAGTATGAGAGTGAAAGCGGAGCTGATTGGGATCGGGCATGATACGCTGCGGAAGTACGAAACCGGGGAAAACGAACCGGCTCTCAGCCAGTTGAAGCTGATAGCGAATCATTACCACGTCAGCTTGGATGAGCTTGTATGGGACGAGGGCGAGCGAGAGAGTAAACCTTTATAGTATCGCAAAAAAAAATAGTCTTTGCCCCCAATTCGGGGCAAGCGTAGAAAAATATGTGTCAGAATGAGGGTGCGGGGTTATATCCGTATCCTCATTCTTTCCATCCATCCTTTCTTTCCTCCTGACCCCGGCGGATGCCGGGGATATGCAGACGTAGCTCAGTTGGCAGAGCACCGCGCCGGGAGGTATGCGCTGGTTCAAGTCCAGCCGTCTGCACCATGGCGGGGAGCGTTTCGGGTGATGCGTCCTCGCTCCAAGAATATATAAGCTGCGGCCCGCAAAAGCAACTCGTCTCCGGCAACTGGTACTTGCCCTTGACGCCCCGGTGCAATTCCGGTTGGGCAGAGGCCCCTCCGCACCTCTCAACGATGTGTCCCAGGAGGGACATTCACGGCATAGGTGCCCCGTAAGGGGAGACCACAGCGAGTGACGGAGACTTTTCCCGAAGCGCTAAAGCAGGGCAGGACTGCAATGCCGTACCAGATGTGCCCCTCGGGGCGGGTAAAGTCTGCTATGTAAGGCCAAGGGGTGGGGGCTGGTAGCAAAATAATGTTAAGAGGTTATGCGAAATGAAAAAGTATATTGGCACGAAAATCATTGAAGCGTCCCCTGCTATTCGCAAGGGTGGCAAGGTCTACGATGCGAACGAGCTGATCCCCAGAAGCATGGAGCCTGTGGAAGAGGGTTACAAGGTCCGCTACCAGGACGGCTACGAGAGTTTTAGCCCTAAGGACGTGTTCGAGGAAGCGTACCGCCCCATCGACGGCATGAGCTTTGGCTTGGCTATTGAAGCGGCGAAGAAAGGGAAGAGAATTGCCCGTCATGGCTGGAACGGTAAGAACCAGTACGTTGAGCTTGCGGAGCGCATCAGCTATGAGAATGCTGCGCATGAGGTGATCAACGCCATTCACGAAGCTATCGGTAACAAAGCGCTTGCTTTTGTCGGCACATCCGGCGTGCAGCTCGGCTGGCTGGCATCGCAGGCGGATATGCTTGCCGATGACTGGATGATCGTGGAGTAAATTATTACCGGTAGCAAACCAGGAGGATGGCATGGAAATCACAAAACGGCGGCTTGCGGATATTGTGCCGTATGCCGCAAACGCAAAAAAGCATGATAAGCGGCAAATCAACAACGTTGCGGAGAGCATCAAGCAGTATGGTTTTGTGCAGCCGATTGTGATTGACCGTGACGGCGTGATCGTAATCGGCCACTGCCGCGCTCTGGCGGCAAAGAAGCTGGGTATGGAAGAAGTGCCTTGCGTCTGCGTAGACGATCTGACACCGAAGCAGGTGAATGCCCTGCGGCTGGTGGATAATAAGAGCAACGAGAGCGACTGGGATTTTGACCTGCTGGCTGATGAACTGCCCGGTCTTGACCTGTCGGCGTTTGACTTTGACTGGGGCCTGCGTGACGAACTGGACGATTCCGTTGTCGAGGATGATTATGAACCTGTCATTCCGGCGGAGCCGAAGAGCAAGCTGGGCGATGTGTACCAGCTTGGAGACCATCGCCTTATGTGCGGAGACAGTACATCTCTGACTGATGTACAAAAGCTTGTGGGGGGGGCACAAATCGATCTTCTTCTCACCGATCCTCCGTACAATGTGGACTATCAGGGCACCGCCGGTAAAATCAAGAACGATAACATGGAAGATGCAGCCTTTAGGCAGTTCCTGACGGATGCTTTCTCCAATGCGGCGATGGTTATGAAACCCGGCGCTCCATTTTACATTTGGCACGCCGACAGTGAAGGGTATAACTTCCGTGGTGCGTGTAAAGATTCGATGCTGCGTGTCCGGCAGTGCCTGATTTGGGTGAAGAATTCCCTCGTAATGGGGAGACAGGATTTCCAGTGGAAACATGAGCCTTGCCTGTATGGTGAGAGCGAGATTGAAGAGGATGCGCATGAGCCTTGCCTTTACGGATGGACGGAAGGCAAGAAGCACTACTTCTTCAAAAACCGCAGACAGACAACTGTGCTGAATTTCGATAAGCCTGTCAAGTCTGCGGAGCATCCGACCATGAAGCCGATTAAGCTGTTTGATTACCAGATGCAGTGCTCCAGTAAGCCGGGAGAGAATGTTCTCGATCTGTTCGCTGGCTCTGGCACCACGATCATGGCAGCGGAGCAGAATGGCAGACACGCTTTCTGCATGGAGTATGACCCGAAGTATGCAGACGTCATTGTTGACCGGTGGGAGAAGTTCACCGGAAAGAAGGCGGTGCTTCTGCATGACTGATGCTCAGGCGACTGCACGAAGGATGTTGAAGAAAAACCATCAGTATTTATCCACACAGCAAATGAAAACACTGAACGGGCTGATTAAGTCCGGCGATATTACAGGGGCCATGAATGGCCTGCATACATTGGTGGCAAGAAATCTGACTGCGAGAAAGAAATCTCTGGCATGATCGAATCTTAAGGAATGGAGGGGTGGAAGTGGCGCGGACTGGAAGGCCGAAAAAGGTAATAAATCAAAAGCTGTTTGAGAACCTATGCGGTATCCAGTGCACGGAAGTGGAAATCTGCGGAGTGCTTGAGTGCAGCGCAGACACCCTGAATCGATGGTGCAAACGGACGTATAAAATGACTTTTGCGGACACATATAAAAGCAAAAGTCAGGTGGGAAAGTCGAGCCTGCGGAGAGCGCAGTGGAAGCTGGCCGAAAAAAACGCAAGCATGGCTATCTGGCTGGGAAAACAGTACCTTGGACAGCGCGATATTGTTGAGCTGGGCTTGCCGACGGATAACACGCAGGAGGACGCTTTGAGCGTGAGCCTGCGTGAAATGGCAGAAGGGCTGGAGAGCGATGATTAGCGCAAAGCAGAAGAAAATTCTCGCTTATCCATATTCCAAGTATGATGCGCTGATTTGCGACGGCGCTGTGCGTTCCGGCAAGACTTCCCTCATGATGTGGGCGTTCGTCCGCTGGGCGATGGAGAATTTCAGCGGTCAGCGCTTCGGCGTGTGTGGCCGAACGGTGGACAGCTGCACCAAGAACATCATCGTGCCGTTTACCGCGATGAGCCTTGCTAAAGAGCGATATATCATCCGCTGGCGGCGCGGTGACAAGGTGATGGAGGTGCGGCGCGGAGCCGTGACGAATTACTTTGAGGTGTTCGGTGGAAAGGACGAGGCAAGCTATACGCTGATCCAAGGCCGCACGCTGGCGGGTGTGTTGCTGGACGAGGTGGTGCTGATGCCGCGTTCGTTCGTGGAACAGGCACTTGCGCGTTGCTCGGTAGACGGGGCAAAGCTGTGGTTTTCCTGCAACCCGGGAAGTCCACATCACTGGTTCTATCAGGAGTGGATCAAGCGGAGCCGTGAGCGTAATGCACTGTATCTACACTTTGAAATGACGGACAACCCCGGCCTGAGCAAGCGCACCCTTGAACGGTACGAGAATATGTATGCCGGTATATTTTATGACCGGTATGTGCGTGGCCTGTGGGTAGCGGCAGAGGGCATCGTCTATAAGGATTTCGCCAACGATACAGAAAAGTATTTAATCGGAGACCCTTTGGAGTGGGCCAAGCAAAACGGCACCAGTTTCTCAATCATTTCCATTGGCGTTGACTTCGGTGGCACAAAATCTGCAACGAAATTTCAGACCACTGGGATCACAAAAGATTTCCGGGTTGTGGCGTTGGAAGAAGAATACATCAAAAACGAAGAGATTGACCCGGATGCATTAAACCGGCGCTTTGCTACGTTCTGCCAGCTGATAACGTCAAAGTATGGTTACAGCCAGACACGAGCGGATAGTGCGGAAACGGTGCTCATTCGAGGTTTAGACCACACGGCACAAAAACTCCGGCTGGGCACCCAAGTTAAGAACGCACTGAAAATGCAAATTACGGACAGAATTCGGCTGGTTGTGCTGCTGATGAAGCAGGGGCGGTTCAAGGTTTCCAGAAGCTGCCCCCATCTGATCGATGCACTGCAATCCGCTATTTATGATCCTGATAAATTTGAGGACGAGCGATTGGATGATGGCACGTCCGACATCGACAGCTTGGATGCCTTTGAGTACAGCATTGAGCCTTATTACAAAGACCTGGAACGTGCCGGTCACATGATGGGACGGTGAAATAGTGAATATCCGCAGAGCATTAAAGGATCTTGGGTTTGACACGGTCGACAGCAAATTTTACTCTCTGATCGACCTGTGGAACGCATGGTATAAGGGAAACGTTGAAGATTTTCACAGCTATACGGTGTGGAATGGCATTGAAGAGCTAGAGTGCCACCGTTATTCGGTTGGAATGGGAAAGAAAGTCTGCGAGGATTGGGCCAACCTCCTAATGAACGAGCGAGTCAACATCACGCTTGAAGGCAAACAGGAACAGGAATTTATCGATACTGTTTTTTCGGATAACAATTGGGAAGTCAAGGCTAACGAATCGCAGGAGCGCAAAGCGGCAGTAGGAACCGTTGCGTATGTGCCGGTGATGGAAGGCATGGGAATTAACCCAGATACAGCAGAAATCGTTGATTCTGGCCGTATCCGCATCAATTATGTCAGTGCCGGGAACATCTACCCACTGACGTGGGATAACGGTGTTATTCGCGAGTGCGCGTTTGCATCCACACGGAAGGTCGATGACACGGAATATACTTACATCCAAGTGCACAGGCTGCGCAACGGAGAGTATGACATTGAGAACCATCTGTATGATGCGGAGGAAGTCCCGCTGTCCAGCGTGAAAGGATTTGAAACAATTCCTCCGGTGGTTCATACCGGCAGCGAAAAGCCGCAGTTCGTGATCGACCGGCTGAACATTGCAAACTCTGACGAAAACAACCCGCTTGGCGTGGCTGTGTTTGCCCACGCCATCGACCAGCTTAAGAGCGTTGACATTACCTATGATAGCTATGTGAACGAATTTGTGTTGGGCAAGAAGCGCATTGTGGTGCAGCCGGAGGCAACCAAGAGCATTGACGGTCGGCCAGTGTTTGATAAACGTGAAACTGTGTACTATGTGCTGCCGGAGGACAGGGGCGGCAACGGCAACATCTTACAACAGGTCGATATGTCGCTGCGGACGGCGGAGTTTAACACCGGTATGCAAGATATGTTGAACATCCTGTCCAGCAAGTGCGGTTTCGGTGAGAACCATTACAAATTCAATCAGGGCAGCATCGCAACGGCCACGCAGGTCATCAGCGAGAACAGCACCCTGTTCCGCACGATCAAAAAACATGAAATTGTGCTTGAACAGGCAATTACAGAGTTGTGCCGGAGCTTGCTCCGCATGGGGAATCGGTACATGGGCGCATCCCTCAATGAGGACGTCCAGATCTCCATTGACTTTGACGATTCCATCATTGAGGACAAGGGTCAGGACTTTAACCGTGACGTGCAGCTTCTTAACGCTGGCATCATGAACGATTGGGAGTTCCGTATGCGCTGGATGAATGAGGACGAGGCGACCGCAAAAGCAGCGCTGCCAAAGGCACAGGACATGGTGACCGAGGAAGAAACGGAGGTCGAGTAATGGGCTTTGGAGAAAATACTGGGACTTTTGGGGTTGTGAAAAATGAGCCGGTATCCATTTACCCCGGAACTACTTGATGCGCTCCCAGAGGATCTGGCAGAACTGTTCCGGGCGCTTGAGATTACACTTCTTGAAGAAATCTGTTCCCGGCTGAAAGCTGCGGACGAGCTGAACGAGGTAACGGTGCAGGACATCCGGGCACTGCGGTCTCACGGCATCGACCTAAAGGAAATCAAGAAAGCAATCCGCGAAACTTCCGGCATCAGCAAAACGAAGTTGGACAAGCTGCTGGGCGATGTGGTCGCAAGGAACCAACAGTATTACACCGACCTGATCGACCTTGCGCATATCACCCAACCTGAGACACTGGTTGACGCTGCGGAAGTGGCGGCAATCAGGACGCAGACACTTGATACATTCCACAATCTGACCGCATCCATGGGCTTCCTGGTGGACGCTGGGCGTACAATGCTACCACCTGCCAAAGCGTACCAATGGGCGCTTGACAGCGCAGCATTGCGGGTGCAAAGCGGTGCAATCAACTACAACCAGGCGATCAAAACGGCGGTGAAGGAGCTTGCGGACAGCGGTCTAAAAGTGGTTGACTACGAAAGTGGCCATCGGGATCATGTCGATGTTGCCGTGCGGAGAGCTGTAATAACCGGCGTATCTCAGATCTGCGCCAAGTATACGGAGCAATCAGCAGAATATTTGGATACACCCTATTTTGAAGTTTCGGCCCATGTTGGCGCACGAGATAAGCCGGGACCGTCACCATGGTCATCGCATAAGGATTGGCAGGGCCGTGTTTACAGCGTCCGCACCGGGGATATTTACCCGAACATCTATGAGGTTTGCGGTCTGGGTGCTGTTGATGGCCTGGAAGGGGCCAACTGCCGCCACAGGCGGTTCCCATGGGTTGAGGGCGTGTCCGATCGTACCTACACGGATGAACAGTTGGAACACATCGATGATGGCCACGGCTGCACATTTGATGGCAAGGATTACACGGCATACGAGGCAACCCAGATGCAGCGCCGTATTGAGCGGACGGTTAGAAAGTTAAAGCGCGAAAAAGCCGCCTACAAGGCCGCAGGATTGCATGAAGACGAGACTGCGGTAAACATACGGCTACGGCGGTTAAACGCCAAATACAAGGCGTTCAGTGCGGAAGCTGGCCTGCCGGAGCAGCCGGAGCGGATGCGCGTCTATTTCACGGATGACGCAACGTTAAAAACGGCAAATGCCATGAAAGCGCATCGGGCGGAAGTGGCAGCGGCTAACGCTAAAGACGATAGAGACACTCTTGAGTTTTTCGGCGCAGACGCAAGAGATAACTTGAATTCAATTGTAAAAAGACGTACAATGAAGCTGGAAAATGGCTTTGCCTGTTTCCCGGATGGGGACCCATTAAACGAGAATGTTAAAAGGGTAAAGCCACTTAAAACGTATTTTGACGTTGCTATGCACGGGAGCCAGTCGGCGGTTGGATTTGGCTCAGAAGAAACAAACATGTCACCGAGATTGCTTGCGTCTGTAATTCGACATAGTAGTGGATGGGGCGGGCAAAAAGTGAGGTTGTTGTCATGCAACACAGGCAAGCGTATTGAAAATGATTATTGCTTTGCAGAGGAACTTGCAAATGCGCTTGGCGTAAAAGTAAAAGCACCAACCGATGTTCTATACATACCACCTAACGGGGAAATGTATGTGGGGGACAGCGGAGAGGGATATTTTGAAACGTATAAGCCAAACGAAAGGGGGCGGGTAAAATGATGCTATTCGGGTATTTTAAAGGCATGAAATATAGCACTCATGGCGATGACTTTGAAAAGTATCGCACGTTTAGAAATACTATCAGCCGGGATAAAATCGTTGAGCATATAGAATCATTAACCCCAGCCCTTGCGTGTTTTGAAACGTTTGATATTTTTACGGGAGAAAGATTGCGAGCGGGTCAATACATTGATGGCGATTTCAGGTTCCCACTTGATTTTCTGCATTACTACAAGAATTATAACATTGGCATCCCTTATGAGTACGAAGCGTACTTGAAAGAAATTGGGGTGGGCTGATGGATGATAAACTGATGCAGGCCATCGAGGCTATTATCCGGCGCGGCAATGATGCGGAGATCCGGCGCAAAGGTGACGGGTACATCGTGTTAGAGGTTAAGAAAACAATCAAATATTCAACTCCCGCGTAATTGGGCGCGGGAAAGGGCAATAGGAGCCAACTGCTGAGGAATTCTCGGTGGTTGGCTCTTTTGTTTTAAGTAAAACCCGCAGAGAACAGCGGTTTTTATAAAAACTATCGTCCGCGAAGAAACGCGGCCAAAGAAAGGGAGATAGTGTCATGGCACTTACACGCAAACTTTTGAAGGGTATGGGTCTCACCGACGAACAGGTGGATACCATCATCGAAGCGCATACCGACACCGTGGACGGCTTGAAGGCTGACGTCAGCAAGTACAAGGCGGACGCGGAGAAGCTGCCCGGAATCCAGAAGCAGTTGGATGACCTCAAGGCAGCAGGCGACGGCGGCTATAAGGAAAAGTACGAGAAGGAACATTCGGATTTTGAAGCTTATAAGTCCGGCATCACAGAAAAAGAAAGCAAAGCGGCAAAAGAAAAGGCCGTCCGTGCTTACTTTGAAAGCAAAAACATCACCGGCGCAAATCTCGACCTTGCGATGCGCGGCTGCGGCGAGGAAATGGCCGCATTGGAGCTGGACGGCGAGAAGATCAAGGACACCAAGAGCCTTGACGCTCTCGTAGAAGGCACCTATAAGAGCCTTGTTTCTAAGCCTGCTGTCCGGCTGGACATGGGCGCACGGCTCAACGAGGGCGGAAAGCCTATGACCAAGGACGAGATTATGCAAATCACCGACAGAACTGAGCGGCGCGCTGCAATCGCCGCAAATATGGATTTGTTTAGAAAGGAAGAATAAAAATGGCTGTTGATCCTAAGCTGATTAAGAAGGAAGATCTCGCCCGTGTTCGTGAGATCGAATTTACCGAGATGTTCGGCTATTCCATCAAGAAGCTGATGGAGGCTCTGGGCGTTACTCGTAAGATCGCCAAGCAGGCCGGTACTGTGCTCAAGAGCTACAAGGCTACCGGCACTTTGGAAGACGGCGCTGTGGCTGAGGGCGAAACCATCCCCCTGAGCAAGTACAAGACCGAGGCTGTGAACTACAAGGAGATCACCTTGAAGAAGTGGCGCAAGGCCACCTCTGCCGAAGCAATCACCGATCGCGGCTACGATCAGGCGGTTGAAATGACCACCGATGAAATGCTAAAGGATGTGCAGAAGGGCATCCGCAAGGACTTCTTCGACTTCCTCGCAACCGGTACGGGTACGGCCAGCGGTGCGACCTTCCAAGCGACCTTGGCTCAGGCATGGGGCCAGCTGCAGGTGCTGTTCGAGGATGACGAAATCGGCGCAGTGTATTTCATGAACCCGCTGGACGTTGCGGACTATCTCGCAACTGCCAACATCACCCTGCAGACCGCTTTCGGCATGACCTATGTTGAGAACTTCCTCGGGCTGGGCACTGTAATCTTGAACTCCAGCGTCCCCAAGGGCAAGATTTACGCCACTGCCAAGGACAACATCGTCCTGTACTACATCCCTGTGAACGGCGCTGATCTGGGCGAGGTGTTCAACTTCACCACCGACGCCACCGGTTATATCGGCATCCACGAGGAACCCGATTACACCAACATGACCGCATCCGATACCGTTATCAACGGCATGGTTCTGTTCGCCGAGCGCATTGATGGCGTGGTTGTCGGCACCATCACTCCGGCAGTGGGGGGCTAACCGAACTGCTGAGTGAGCCTGACCCTGAAACCCCTGCTTTCTCCGACATGACAAAAGCTCAATTGCTTGATTATGCCGGGGAAAACGGGGTGGACGGGGTCAGCAGTTCAATGCGCAAGGCTGACATAATCGCAGTATTGGAAGGGAGCTGACCTAATTGACATACGCTGATTACGCATACTACTCCGGTGTCTATATGGGCACTGTAAGCAGTGGGGATTTTCCGCGTCTGGCTGTCCGGGCCAGCTCCTTCCTCGATTATTTCACGCAGAACCGAGCCAAGGACAACGCGGATCTGGATGCGGTAAAGATGTGCTGCTGTGCGCTGGTTGACAAGTACGCGGTTATCGAAGCCGCGCAGGCGCTTGCAATGAAGAACCTGGCGACTGCTTCCGCTAATGACGCAGAAGTCAAAAGCGAGACGGTGGGCGGTTATTCCCGCACACTGGCGACCGGCGGCGAATCTGCCGTTTCTGCGCTGAACGCTACGGATGGGGCAAGAAAGCTGCTCGCAGAGACCTGCATGGAGTATCTTGCCCACACTGGCTTGCTGTACCGAGGGAGGGGGTGCGGATCATGTACGCTCCCCACACTGTAACGATCTACAATCCGGTCAAAGAAACCGACAAGGAGACGTTTCAGGAAACGCAAAAGCTGTATGTGACCGTACTTCGTGGCGTGATGCTGCAAGCGTCTAAGGCGGTTAACGTGCGCGAGAGCGGCCTTGCCGGAGCGGATGCGGTTGACCTCTACATCCCGTTTGGCGTGGAAGCTGTGGACGGCTTTACCGGCAAGGTGAAAACCTATGCCGGTCCGCAGCGGTTTTACGCTGCAGAGGACAAAACCGACCTGTGGACGCTTTCTGTCAAAGGCAACGGCGGGACAACGTTTTTCATCAAAGGCGAGTTTGTGACAGACAATGAAACTGTGGCGCTGGCTCAGGACAACTGCTACACCGTGACCAAGGTTGACGAAAAGGACTTTGGCAGCGTTGATATGCAGCACTGGCAGGTCGGAGGCGTGTGATATGGCGTTGAAATTCTCCGTTCAGACGGACGGCATGGACGCTGTAAAAGAGGCCATTTCCAGGGGCTGTGATCGCGCAGAACACGTTCTGGCGTTGCAGGTCGCAAAAGATACCGCTCCGTTTGTGCCTATGCTCACAGGCTCTCTTAGGACGCGTACAAAGGTAACGGGAAACACGGTTGTTTATCCAGGGCCGTATGCCAGATATCTGTACTACGGCAAACTGTACGTTGACCCGCTGACCGGAAGCGCTTATGCGCGGAAAGGAGTTACGAAGGTTCCGGCGGTGCCGGAAAAGAATTTGATTTTCCACAGAGCCGGGACCTGCTCCCATTGGTTTGAAGCATCCAAGGCACAGAACATGGAGAAGTGGATGCGTGTAGCAGAAAAGGCGGTGAAGCGTGATCTCTAAAGAAAAACCTGTAATGCTGGCATCCAGCAGCGAAAAGGCAGACCTTGACCGCCTGATGCTGATTTGGGCAAACCGTTTCCCCGGTATTCCGGAGAATGTGGATCTGATCAAATACGAGTATTTCGCGGCGAAAACGGTAGGCATGGCGCTTTCCTCCGTTCAAGGGGCCGTTATCACCAAGAAGTATATCTGCGGTGGATATCAGGCGGAGTATTCGTTTGAAATCCACTACCAGATTGCGCCACCCGGCAAGAGCGACGATACGCGCTTGAAGGCGGTTGAGGTTTTAAACAAATTTGCGGACTGGGCGCAGATGCAGCGACCGGACATTGGAGAGGGCAGGCGCGCCCTCCGCGTTGAGACGTCTGCGTTTGCATCGTATCTCGGCGCGACAAGCGACCAATACGAGGACTACATGGTCCCGCTAAAACTGATTTACGAGGTGAATGTATAATGGCAGATTTAACTTTTGCGACGCCCGAAGGTCAGACCATTGACCGCGAGCTTTTGATCGCATATCTGAATACCGGCTCTAAGGAATCTCCCACTTGGAGCGCCATCGGTAAGCGTGTGGAGGATTCCAGCGAAGAGATGGACTGGGGTCAGGAGAGCAAGCAGGACATCCTGGGCAACACCTTCACCACCATGAAGAAGCCCGTTATTTCCCAGACCTTTGATCCCATCCCGCTGGATGCCGGTGACGCTGCTGCGGTGAAGATGTGGAACCTTGCCGTCAAGGATCATGACGCGCAGGCTCTTGCCAATCAGGATATGATGATTGGACACTTCTACGCTACGTCAGGCGAGGCGAAGTTTGCCGAGCGGTATGATTCCTGTGCTATTGCCGTGACGGGCATCGGCGGCGACGGTGGCGGTACGCTCAACATCACGAGTGAGATCACCTACGGCGGCAATCGTACCCTGGGCACCATTACCAAGGATACCAGTGGTGTGACCTTTACGGCAGGGGCTTAAAAACAAAGGGGCGGGCGCAAACCCGCCCCAATTTCGGAGGCTATTATGAAAGACCTGATTTTCGATACCGGTTTAGTTACCTACAACATCAACGGAAAATGCGAATTCTCTTTTAACCCCACCGACAGCGCCTTTGTGGAAAAGCTGTTTAATGCCTTTGATATCCTCGACAAGAAGCAGGATGCGTACAAGGCAGAGGTGGAAAAGACCGCCAACAAGCGGGAAGTTTTTGAAACCGCCCGGAAGATGGATGAGGAAATGCGCGAGATCATCAACGATGTGTTCGGCTTTGACATTTGCTCTGCCCTGTTTGGCGAGATGAACGTATATGCGCTGGCGGACGGCCTGCCTGTGTGGGCGAACCTGATGCTTGCCATCATGGATGAGGTTGACACCACCTTTGCCCGTGAGCAGAAAGCCACCAACCCCCGCGTGAGCAAGTATACGAAGAAGTACCACAAATGAGGTACGATCTGCCGACTGCCGTAGAGGTAAACGGCACTGAGTACCAGATACGCTCTGACTATCGCGATATCCTGACGATTATTGAGGCACTGTCTGACGCTGAGTTGTCGGAGGAAGAAAAGGCCGAGGCCATGCTTGACATTTTCTATCCAGACTTTGCGGAAATGCCGCAGAGCGACTACGAGGAAGCGATCAAGCAATGCGCAAAATTCATCAATTGCGGCGAAGAGCAGCGTGAGGAAAAGCGTGGGCCGAAGCTGATGGACTGGCAGCAGGACTTTCCCCTGATCGTTGCCCCAATCAACCGCGTTCTGGGACAAGAAGTCAGATCCGTTAAGTATCTGCACTGGTGGACGTGGGTATCCGCGTATCAGGAAATCGGGGATTGCACCTTTGCCCAGATTGTGGAAATCCGCAATAAAAAGGCAAAGGGGAAGAAACTGGATAAAAGCGAACAGGAGTTTTACAAGCAGAACCGGCACCTGGTTGACTTCAAGCGGCAGTATACGGAACAGGACGAGGACGTTATCAGCAAATGGGTGTGAACTGCATTTTACCAGGTTTAAGGTAAGGGCGTTATGAAAAAAATAAACTTGGGTCTAAAAATCAGAAATAAAACAAATAACACAGCTAAAACAAGTGCAAAAACTCCAAAGCCATGTTTTCGGCTTGCATCCATTTGCTTTTGAACTTCTGGACTGTCACTATAAAATTCAATGCCGCCATTTTCGCTGCCCCAACAAACAATCGTATAGGATTTGGCATTTGGGGATATTGAAGCGACTGCCTTTGTTTTCCCACCAAGTTTAAAGCTTAAAATGCCAGATTTATTTGGCAAATCTAAGCTTAAACTGGCCCCGTTTTTTATGTTTCCGGCAAAAACCTCATCAAAATACACAGAAAATACTCTGGCGCAGTATGCCATTCGCTTTTCCCGCTTAATTTGTATTACCATTTTGCACCTCCTACAAAAAGTAGTTACACTCCCAATATAACATAGTGCCCGCAAAAAGCAAGGGAAGAAGGTGATCCTGTGGCAGATGGGTCTATTGTTCTAAAAGCAGAATTGGATGATAAGCAGGCGCAAATTGAATTGAACCGGCTTACCAAAAAAATAGATACGCTTAACGATAAAATTACCAGCAAAAAACAGGAGCAAATGCCGCTGGTTGAGCAGTCTAAACAGATTGCGGTAAATCTTGATAATGCAAAAGCAAAGCTTTTCCAGATGAAAAGTGGAAATGAATTTGTAACGTCCAGTGCATTGAGAGAACAAGAGCAAACTGTTGCATCCATTCAAAAAGATTTTAATAGCGTTCAAAAAAGAGTTGAGAATATTGGGACCTCTATCGCTAATGATACGCAAAAGCTTGATCGCATGAAGACCAATGCCGGAGAACTATCGGCTCAACTTGCAGGGGCAAAAAGCAACGCGCAGGGATTATCCCCAGCGGCTCAAGCTGCGGCAAATCAGATGGAAAAGCTCGCAAGCCGCATTAAGGGCCTTGCTCGACGCGTGTTTGTTTTTACCATTATAACCCAAGCATTACGCGCCATGAGAAATTGGATTAGTAAATCCATCCGCGTAAATTCTGAGGCGACACAGTCAATTGCACAATTAAAGGGGGCTTTATTGACTCTGGCACAACCGCTATTAAGCGTTGTCGTTCCGGCTTTTATAACTCTTGTAAACATCTTGACAAGCGTTGTGAACACGATTTCTAAACTAATTTCGATGCTTTTTGGGACAACGATAGAAGAATCAGCAAAAGCGGCAGAAAACTTGTATGATGAACAAAAAGCACTGGATGGCGTAGGAGCATCAGCAAAAAAAGCAGGGAAATCTCTCGCAAATTTTGATGAGATCAATAAACTCACCTCGTCAACAACTAATGGCGGAGCTGGTGGTTCAAGCATTGCACCCGATTTTTCAAACTTAAAAAAAGGCATATTATCCACCTTGACTTTCACATTGGACGATATTCTGTTCAACTGGGAGGATTTGACGGCAGAAGATATTTTATCAAAAATTATTGTTTTGCTCTCTGCTCTTTGCGGTGGAATCATCGGATGGGTACTTGGTGGGCCTGGCGGGGCTGTATTAGGTATGCTCATTGGAGCAGGAATTGGCCTATTGATCAGCAATCTGACTTTCGACGGTGACGGAGTCTTAAGCCCCGAAGAAATTTTAAAATCTGTGATTTTGGCGCTCGGTGCGTTGGCCGGCGGGATTTTAGGCTTTGTAATTGGTGGCCCGAGTGGAGCAGCATTGGGTGTTTTGATTGGCGCTGGCGTAGCGTTGGCTGTAAACGGCTTAATATTTAACGGTGACGGTATTTTAAGTCAGGAAGAAATCTTGACAAGCGCTATTACAGCGCTTGGGGCACTTGCAGGTGGAATTATTGGATTTATTATTGGAGGCCCCGGAGGTGCGGCAATCGGAGCTATTATCGGAACCGGTTTAACCCTCTCTATTTTGAAAATGCTGTTTAATGGAGATGGAGAATTAAGCCAAGAAGAAATCCTCAATTCTGTTGCTACTGTGCTTAGTGCCATGTTAGGCGGAATTATCGGGTTTGCTGTTGGAGGCCCCGGAGGTGCGGCAATCGGAGCCGTAATTGGGGCAGGAATAACAGCAAAGATTCTTTCACTTGGGTTTGAAAAAACAGGAATTTCTGCTGAAAAAATTATTGTTGGGCTGGTTGAAGCACTTGTTTCCATTGCTGGCGGATTGATTGGGTTTGCCGTTGGAGGTCCTGCGGGTGCAGTAGTTGGTGCTTCCGTTGGTGTTGGTCTTAGCTTAATTATTGACCGAGCGTTTTTTAAAAATAAGTCTGGCAAAAAAGCTGGCTATGAAGAGGGAAGAGATCTCGGCGATAATGTCAACCAGGGGGCCAAAGATTCACTTGGAATTCATTCTCCATCAACTGAATTTCAACAAATGGGCGATTACATGATGCAGGGTATGGCAAACGGCATTACCGGAAGCCAGTATCTTGTTTTGAGCGTGTTTCAAACGCTTCTCGACTCCATCCAACTTTCCTTTGACACTTGGCAGACGAATTTCTTTACGGGCTTTGCGGCGTTTCGTTCTACGTTCCAAGAGTTGTGGACAAACTTTTGGTCTCTTATGGGCCGGACGTTCACAATCAAGTGGAACAACATTCTTAGCACTTTGCAGCAGGGCGTAAACAACGCCATTGATGCGCTTAATAGTTTGGTGGACGCAGCGAATAGCCTTGCGGAGTTGACCGGGAGATTTTATAGCCATGTTGGGCACATAAACGTTCCAAAGATTCCGCTGCCAAAGCTGGCGACCGGTGCAGTCATCCCGCCGAACAGGGAATTTCTTGCGGTGCTTGGCGATCAGAAGCAGGGCACAAACATCGAGGCACCGGCAGAGCTAATCCGGCAGATGGTTATTGAGGGGCTGAGATCCGCAGGCGGACAAGGGCAAGTGATTGAAAACGTTCTTATGTTGGACGGCGAGGTCATTTACCAGAATCAAAAAGAAATTGCGCGGCAGCACGGCGTAAATCTTGCGGAGGTGTGATGTGAGTTATATCAAAATTAACGGGATCACATTTGACGCAGATGTGGCAATTTCCAAGTATAACCGCTATTTTAACGTCCTCGATGGTGAAAACGCTGGACGCGTTATGACAGGCCGTATGGTGCGGGATGTGCTTGGCTCCTATCTTGGCCACAAAATCACGGTGTTCCGGCGCGGCGACAACTACAAGGGCCTTGATGATTTTTGGGATTACCTGTTTGCTCACAGCGTAGATGATTCTGTGATGCTGGAAGCTGCGGATGGGCAGACAACGATTGCCTATGAAGCATACTACACCAGCGCATCTCAGGACATTGAAAAGGTCGAAAATGGTGTGAACTATTGGGGTGAGATTGAAGTGAATTTTATCCCAATGGACGCGCAAGTGAAGCCGTGAGGTGAAGCATGGCAAGAAAAACAAAGGTTGTCTACCGTGATATTGCGGTAGGAGCCGAAGAAAACGCAGAGGTTTCTGCTGTTGGGGCAACGGGAGAAAGTGTTCTTTCAAAGATTCCATCCGGTGTGGCCCCGGGGAAAATTATTACGTTAGAGCCAAACCGCTGGGCGTTAGACGGCACGTTCGACAGATTTTATGAAGAGAGCACGGTTGCGTTCTGGTCAAGAGATATGAGTGATGCAGATGGCAAATTCCAAGTTGAACCCGTTATCACCATTTCTTTTTCCAAGCAATTCTCAAGCATGGGAGTAAGTTTTGTGTTTGATGATGCTGTCGGAGAATATGTTTCTTTGCTAAATATCAAATGGTATCAGAATGATACGTTGAAAGCGGATCAAGATTTTTCACCAACCGGAACGTTTTACTTTTGCGCAAAACGTGTGGAGAGCTATAACAAAATTGCAATTACGCTGAAAAAGACCTCTACTGCAAAGCGTAGGGCAAAAATCAACCGCATTATTTTTGGCGTTGAACGTGTTTTCGATATGAACGAGCTACGCGATGCAACAGCCGTGAATAAAATGGATGAAAGTTCTCTTGAATTGCCAGTTTCTACGTTCAAGTGGACTTTGGACAGTTTGGAAGATGTGGATTATCTATTCCAGCTCAAACAGCCGGTTGAGGTACAAAACGAGGGGAAAACTCTTGGTGTGTATTACATCGATGGCAGCGACCGCAAGAGTTCCCGGGTGTATAGAATCAATTGTAAGGACGCTCTTGGGGTACTTGATGACGCACGTTTCCCTGGAGGGGCATACCTATCTGGCATTAGTGCGAAAACGCTCTTAGAAACGCTTTGCGATCCATTCACTGTTGAATATGCAGATGGCGTAACGGATCGGACGCTTAAAGGTGTGATTCAATCAGGCACGAACCGCGCAGCGGTGCAGCATGTGATTTTTGCGTGGGGTGTGTGTTTGGCAACAGACGGAGGGGAAACCATTCGCGTGTTTAATCTCCCATCTGCGCCTGAAACAATCCCGCCAAATCGCACCTTTACAGGTGCAAGCGTTAAAACATCGGCAATTGTGACAAAAGCGTCCGTGATTGCACACACTTATGTTGAATCCAGCAACGGCGAAATTGAAATCAATGGCAAGAAATACAGTGATACAAAAACCATTTATTCAGTCGCAAATCCGGATGTAATCGCAACAGACAAAATCAATGTGAAAGAAATCAAAGATGCAACATTGGTTTCCCCTGACATTGGCCAAGAAACAGCGCAACGCCTGTATGACTACTATCAGCGCAGGGACTTGATTTCCGCAAGTATTGTATACGATGGTGAAAAACTGGGCGAGTGCAAGAGCATCTATACACCGTGGGGGACGCTTAACACCGGAAATCTTAGTAGGATGGACTTCAAGCTATCCAACACTGTAGTTTACAAGGTGGAGGCGAAGGGATGAAAAATCTTTTTTGCCACACGGACGTGGCCAGCGGTGACAGCTTCGCCCGGACGGGCGTGGCGAAACCAAGGCCGGGAACCGGAGACGGCGGGGCCGGCGGCAAGGGCGGCGAACAGGGCCGGCGGCAAAAAATAACGTGGGAAGATGAAGGTGGTTTTTCTCACAGCTATTGGAAAATCTACAGTTATCCTGGCGCTGGCGCGGATGGCGCGATGGGCGCTTCCGGCTGCGCGGTGGTGTATTACAACAAGTAGCGGTCCGAATCGGACACGGAGGACGTATGTTTGATTTTTCCACATTGATAATAGACCGAACGCTGGAGGACGTGGCTGCCCGGAATGAAAAAGGCTCATACAATGCGACGGACCTCAACCGGGTGGACGCCTGCCTGGAGGATCTGGTGGCCCGGCTGGGCCGGGTTGGCTGCAACGTGCCGGGGTACGAGCGGCTGAAGATCGAGCGGAATACAGCCCCGGCAAAAGAAGAAAAGCTCCGCTATATCCGCTTGATCGTAAACGCTTTACGGAATAATACGACCGTTTTCCAAGTTTCTGAAATTAAAATCCTTTCAAAAACCGGAAGCGTCATGGCGTGGCCTGCCGCAACAGTTGTAACATCGTCCATCAAAGAAACCAGCGAAAGAGAATCCCCAGCCAAATTGATAGACGGAAATGTTGAAACGAAGTTTTGTTCCACACAATTCTCCGCTGGGGCAAAGATCGATATTGACCTTGGTGACAACGTTTTAGACCTTGAGCAATATACAGCATGGCAATGGTTCACGGCGAACGATTCGCCAGAACGCGATCCGGTTTCATTTGAATTGCAAGGAAGCGTCGATGGATCGGATTTCCTCACACTGGATTCTGTAACAAATGCATCAATTACATCTACACGAAACACCCTCGCATATACCGGAAATTTCCAAAAAATTGAACCGGAACAGCCACCTATAACGCTGGACCCCTACACATGGTACGAAAGCGATGCGCCGGTGCCGTCCCAGATGGCCCGCTACCGGGCCAACGTGGCGGCGGTCCGGGGGGCGCTGCGGCTGCCGGAGGAGACGCCGGAGACCCCGGAGACCATGCGGCGGCTGACAACGGCGGAGGCCAACAGCATCGAGATGATTTTGCTGGCCCTGAATTTTATTTTAAATCAAATCCCCGCCGCCGTCCGCCACTGCGGCGTGACGGTGTGCGGGAGTAAAGGAGTGAGGGCATGAGAGATCGGACACCCACGCGGGCGCTGGAGAACGGTGCGCTGCGCTACGGCGTTTATGCAGAGGACGGCAGCCTGCTGCGCTATGAGTATCTGGCGCTGGAGGACGACCCCGCCGACCCCGGCACGGAGCTGAGCAAGGCCACGCTGCTGCAGGATTCCACGGAGGTCTCCTTGTTCGGCAGCGCGGCGGACCGGACGGTGGATGATGCGTTTGCGGGCATCGCGGGGCAGCTGAAGCTCATCAAGTCCGACATGGCGGCCATCACGTTGACGGTGCAGGACACCAGCGGCAAGCCCATCCCGGAGGTGCTGGTGCAGGGCATCCTCAGCGAGAACGGAACGGCTGTTTACACCAACGCCAACGGCGTGGCTGCCGGCTACATCGGCGAGGGCGCTCAAGTCATCAAGGTCAGCGGCTACGCGGATCTTGTGGATTACAGCGAGACTGTGACCGTGGTCAAGGGCACGACTATCAACAAGACGATCAAACTGACGACCCGGAATTTTCTGAAAATCACAGCCAGCAAAAGCGTAAAATTCTCCGGCAACGTCAACACGGTGGACGTGACGGCTGTCGGCGGTGGAGGTAGCGGGGCATCTGGAAGTTGGGATGACACGTCCTGGATTTCATCTGGCCCGGGTGGCGGAGGCGGGGATTGCTCCGTCCAAGAAAACGTGAGTTTTGTCCCAAACAAACTGTATTCCGCAGTTGTCGGAAGCGGAGGGGATGATTCTGATGGGGGGACTTCGTCGTTTCTTGGTGTTTCTGCTTCTGGGGGAAAGCGGGGGCTGTCTGGAAACAGCTCAACGCATACACCAGGCGTTTCTGGCGCAGGCAATGGCAAGGGTGGAGATCCAGTTTCCACAACCTCATATAGCAATAGCCTGGATGGTAAACCCGGCACTGATGGAGACACTTTGGGATATTCGTCATTCACCGAAACCGCTAAATATGGTGGGGGCGGTGGAAGTGGAGGAATCCGCAACGGCTCCGGTGGCTCCGCAGGAGGCTTCGGAGGCAACGGAGGCAACGGGACGAGTGGAGCAAAAGGGGAAAATGGACAGGATGGGTTTGGCGGTGGCGGAGGCGGCAGCGGAATATCTGTCATGTCCAGCGGGACTGGCTCCAGTAATAGCGGTGGAAAAGGCGGTTCCGGCTGCGTTGCCATCCGGATGCACCTGAAATCAGCGGCGTAAAGGAGGAAGCCTATGGAATACTGCATTGTAGAGGACGGCGTGATCGTCAACATGATCGTGGCCGAGGCGGACTTCGCCGCAGAGATCGGGGCGCTGCCCGCCTACGAGGGCGCGGCCATCGGCGGGGCGTATACCCCGCCTCCCCCGGAGCCGGAGCCTCCCACCACCGACGAGCGGCTGGAGAAGCTGGAAGCGGAGCTGGTGAGCGCCCAGAGCGCTGCGGCCATTACCTTCGTGACGCTGTGCGAGACCGGCACCATTGACACCGTGACGGCCAGCGAGCACACGGAGTTATTCTCCCCCTGGGCCTATCCGGTGGACTACAAGACCGGTAACATCCGGGCACACGGCGGGAAGCTGTATCGCTGCCTGCAAAACCACACCAGCCAGGAGACCTGGACGCCGGACGCGGCCCCCAGCCTGTGGGTGGGGATCTCTGACCCCGCCGAGGAGTGGCCCGCGTGGAGCCAGCCGGTTGGCAGCACGGACGCCTACGCCAAGGGGGCGCAGGTAAGCCACAACGGCAAGCACTGGACCAGCGATGTTGACGCCAACGTGTGGGAACCGGGGGTCTACGGCTGGACGGAGGCAACCTGAGCGCGAAACCCTTAATCTGCAACATTAAGGAGAACGATATGACAGAGACGATTGTATGTGCCCTCATCACCGGGGGGCTGACGCTGATGGGCGTATTGATCGCCAACGGCAAACAGCAGGCGATCACCGACACCAAACTGGACGAGCTGACCCGCGAAGTGCGGGAGCACAACAGCTTTGCCCAGCGGGTGCCGGTGATCGAGGAACAGATCAAGGTTATCAACCACCGGATCGAGGATCTGGAAAAACAAACGTAGGAGGTAAATTTATGGACATCGGAACATTGGGCATTGCTGGGGTGGCGGTGATTACCGTCATCTGCTACCTCATCGGACAGGCCGTGAAGGCAAGCGGCCTGGAAAACAAGTGGATCCCCATCATCGTAGGCACCTGCGGCGGCGTGCTGGGGGTGGCGGGCATGTTCCTCATGGCGGATTTCCCCGCCCAGGACTACCTCACCGCCATTGCCGTGGGCATTGTGTCCGGTCTGGCCGCCGTGGGCGTGGATCAGATCGGCAAGCAGCTGAACCAGTAATTAAACACCAAATTTTGAAAGGAGTACATACCATGAACAAGACTTTTGAGAACATCATCAACGAGGGCAAGAAGAACGGCAAGAAGCTGAGCGAGATCAACGCCGAATTGAAGGCGGCGGGCGCGACCTTCCATCTGGACTACACCATGACCCCCGACGGCCCCCAGACCGGCTGGTCTGAGAAGGAGATGGCAGAGGGCTTCATCCCTGCCGAAAAGGAACCGGAGGACGTGAAGCACCTCCACGACTACATGAAGTTCAACCCCGCCAAGGCCAACACCGAGGAGGAGGTCTGGGTGCCGGAGGGCCATTACCGCATCACCTTTGACGAGGACGGCCATCCCACCAAGGCCGTGCGAGTGTGATGGACGCGCTGAAGCCCAAGACCCGGGCGGCGGTCTTGCAGATTGCTGAGTGGCAGGAGGGCGTCGTGGAGATGCCCTCCGGCTCCAACAAGGTGAAGTATAACACGGCCTATTATGGGCAGGCCGTCAGCGGCAAGGTGTTTGCCTGGTGCATGGTGTTTGTGTGGTGGGTTTTCCGGGAGGCGGGGTTCAACCTCTACAAAACCGCCAGCTGCACGGCTTTCGTGAACCGCTACCGGGCGTTCTCGCCCGGCCAGATCGTCACGGGGGACTATAAGCCGGGAGACATCGTGTTTTTCGACTTTTCCGGGAAACGGAAAAAGACCGAGCACTGCGGGATCGTGACGGCGGTGGACGGCGGCAGCGTGCTCACCGTTGAGGGCAACACCGGCACCGACAATGATGCCAACGGCGGGGCCGTCATGCAGCGGACGCGGCGCGTTGGGCTGGTGACCTGCGCGATCAGACCGGGTTATCCGGATTAAATGAGAGGAGGGCCAGAAGATGGCAACATCCACGCGGAAACGCGCTCTGCAAGTCTGGGGAACCCATGGAAAAAACAAACCGAGAGATCCGGGCGCTGTTGTCATCGATGGCCCCGGCCCGGGCGGCGCAAGCCGTCCGGCTGGTAGGCCTGCCGCCTGACGAGGAGACGGCGGTGCTGGCGGTGGACGTCCACGGCCAGAGCTGCCTACAGGCGGCGGCGCTGCTCCACGTCAGCGTGGACGGGTTGGCCAAGATCCGGCGGCGTGCCTACGCCAAAATAGCGGATGATATGCAGGGATGAGAAAAGCCGTGTCCGAATCGGACACGGCTCTCTTATTGTGTTTAGGCGGAAAAAGCAAAAAACAAAAAATAAAAAAGAGCGGCACCCAACGAGTACCAGTCGTTGGGTGCCTATTTTTCTGTTTGTGTTTGACGCACAGCCAGTCGAAAGTGATACAATCGCCAGATTGCTTACACAATAAGGATTATATCACGTTTCGGCAAATCTGGCAAGCCTGATCGGCCCTAATTGTGCCGGGGCAGTTTGAAGGCAGAATACAGGCAGTTTCCGGGCAGTTTGGCTGTCCGGATTTTTTGTATCATAGAAGTGTAAAGGAGGCGCACACAATGTACGAGCGGCTTTTGGCCTGCGGGTATCCGGCGGAGTTGGCGCGAGAGATCATAGCGCAGACCGACCCGGCGGAGCTGGAACGCTACGTGCGCATGATTGAGCTGCTCTACGATGACCGGAGGGAGTATGTATAACCATTTCAACCCCAACCCCTGCGGGAAAAATGTAGGGGACTGCACCGTGCGGGCAATCGTCAAGGCAACCGGGATGGAGTGGGGCGAGGTTTATTTACGGCTCTGTATCCAAGGGTATTTAGATGGTGATATGCCGTCGGCTAACGCCTGTTGGGGGCGGTATCTCCGCAGCATCGGATACCGGCGGTACATTGCGCCGGACACCTGCCCGGACTGCTACACGGTTGGGCAATTTGCGGAGGATCACCCAAAAGGCACCTATATTCTGGCTCTGTCCGGCCATGTGGTCTGCGTCTGCGACGGCATGATCTGGGACAGCTGGGACAGCAGCAATGAGAACATCTTGTATTACTGGGTCAAGGAGGATGACTAAAATGGCTTACACACCTTACGGATGGCAAAATCCCTATTACGCACCGCCTATGCCGGATAACCTCATGCAGATGCGCCAGCAGCAGATGCAGCCCATGACGCCCCAGATGCCGCAGGCTCCGCAAAACCCGGTGGCGCAGAGCGGCGTCCAGTGGGTAGCCGGTGAGAAAGAAGCCCGCAACTGGATGATCGCGCCTAACGCCGCCGTGGCGTTGTGGGACAGCACGGCCCCAACGGTATATCTCAAGCAGGCGGACGCCAGCGGCAAACCGTCCCTTAAAATTTATGACCTCGTAGAGCGCTCTCAGACGCCGCCTGCCGCACCGCAGGCTAAGGCCGTGGATTTTGTCACGCGGGAGGAGTTTGACCGTCTGGCGGCGATTGTGGGCGAAATTCGGGGCAAAGAAAAGCCCGCGAAGAAAGTAAAGGAGGCTGACGCTGATGGCTAATCCTTTTTTTAAGGCCATGGGCGGCGGTCAGATGCCGGGGCCGATGGGCCAATTCCAGCGGCTCATGCAGCAATTTAACCAGTTCCGCGCCACGTTTCAGGGCGATCCAAAAGCGGAGGTGGAAAAGCTGCTGCAATCCGGCAAAATGAGCCAGCAGCAGTTAAACCAGCTGCAAGAAATGGCAAAGCAATTTGAGAGCTTTTTGCGGTAATCAAAATCGTGGCCACGATTTGATTGATAAAATTTTGAAAGGAGAGATATTATGTCTCTATCTGACGGTATGCCGACGATGACCATGCCTGTGGCTCCCGCCAACACCTCCGGCAGCGGAAACGGCTTTGGCTGGGGCGGTGACGGTGCATGGTGGATCATTATCCTGTTTTTGTTTGTTTTTTGCGGCTGGGGCGGCAACGGCTGGGGCAACAACGGCGGCAATGGCGGCGGCGTGGTCGACGGCTATGTGCTGACCTCTGACTTTGCCAATGTCGAGCGCAAGATCGACAGTGTAAATCAGGGCCTTTGCGACGGATTTTACCAGCAGGCGCAGCTTGTCAACGGCACCAACATGGCGATGGCAAACGGCTTTGCACAGGCTGAGCTTTCCCGTGCAACTCAGCAGGCGGCTCTCATGCAGCAGTTGACTGCCATGCAGATGCAGGCCCAGCAGTGCTGCTGCGACCAGCGGGCCGACACGGCACAGCTCCGGTATGACATGGCTACGCAGGGCTGCGACACCCGCAACACCATCCAGACCGCAACGCGGGATATTATCGACAACGCCAACAGCAACAGCCGCGCGATCCTCGATTTCCTGACCCAGAGCAAGTTGCAGGATCTCCAGAGCGAGAACCAGGGCTTGAAGCTGGCCGCATCTCAGGCGGCACAGAATAGCTATCTGGTCTCCCAGCTCCGGCCGTCTCCCATTCCGGCCTACACGGTGCAGAACCCCTATTGCTGCAACCAGTTCGCCGGATGCGGCTGCTGACAACTGCATAGCGTAGCTTTTCCTCCATGTTGGGGAAATGGTCGGCCCCATGCCGATACTGATGACAAAGCGGCGGGGCAGTAGCCCTGCCGCGTGTTTTTTCCGTTGACGTCACCTTTTCCATATGATAGAATCAAAATAACAGCAAAGCAAACTGTATGGAGGGTGTATATATGTCAAATTTTATAGACATTACAGGGCAAAGGTTTAATCACTTGGTGGTAATCAAAAGAGTTCCAAATGATGCGCATGGGATAGCTAAGTGGGAATGCCGTTGCGATTGCGGGAAAACAACAATAGTTCGTGGGAAAAACTTGAAAAACGGGGCAGTTAAGTCTTGCGGTTGTTTGAAACATAACGCAACAAATAAAACCCATAATATGACGCATACTCGTATTTACCAAACATGGGCAGCCATGAAAAGCCGTTGTTATAATCCCGGGAACCAATCTTATAAGGACTATGGAGGAAGAGGCATAAAAGTCTGCGAGGAATGGAATAACGATTTTGAATGCTTCTATAATTGGGCGATTAAAAACGGTTACTCGGATTTTTTGACAATAGAGCGTATAAATGTGGATGGCGATTATTGCCCCAACAATTGCAAATGGTTGTCAAAAGCTGAGCAATCAAACAATCGGCGGTCGTGTATCGTTATTGGCTATCAAGGGAAAACCCAAAATCTTTCACAATGGTGTAAAGAACTTGGGTTGAATTATAAGAGAATAAACAACAGAATTGTTAAACTTGGAATGACTTTTGAGGAAGCGATTACTAAACCAGTTCAAGAAAACAAACGAAATATGAAAGCGAGGTCTATTTATGGCTGAATTTACAGCATCTAATATCCAAAGCGTGGATGCAAACCAGAACGTGCTTTTTACCGAGGCACCGATCCCCTGCACCAAGGGCCTTGTGACGCACCGCGCAGGCTCCGGTCTGTTTAACCTCCGTGGTAACTGCTCCCAGTGCCGCGTCCGCTATAAGGTGGACTTTATCGGCAATATTGCCGTAAGCACCGGCGGGACCCCCGGCCCCATCTCCGTTGCCATTGCGGTTGACGGTGAGCCGCTCCCGTCCTCCATTGCGACGGTGACGCCCACGGTTGCGGGGGCATTTTTTAACGTGGCTGCATCCGAGTACGTTGACGTTACAAAGGGCTACTGCGCGTCGCTGTCCATCCGCAACGTTAGTGGCGAGGCCATTGACGTGAGCAACGCGAACCTTATCATTACCAGAGTTTGCTGAGAAAGGAGAACACAATGGGAATGAAATCTATGTATGAACTGCGGGATATGCTCTGCGAAGAGCTGGACGAGATCAGCCGCAAGGGCGAGCTGGGTGCCGGGGATCTGGACATTGCCCACAAGCTGACCGATACCATCAAAAACATCGACAAGATCGAGGCAATGGACGAGCGTGGCTATTCCGGGCGCTATCTGGACGATGACCTGCGTGGCTACAGCCGTGGCAGCTCCTATGCCCGGAGACATTATGTCCGTGGCCATTACAGCCGCACGGACGCCACCGATCATCTGCGTAGCCAGATCAACGATATGATGCGGGAGACCGACGATGACCGCATCAAGGACGCCCTGCGCCGTGCAATGGACATGATGGAGGAATAAAGGGGGTAGGCCCCAATGATTGACGAGCGAGAACTGGCGCTATGGATCAAGCGGTTAGAAACAGAGGAGTCCAGCTGGGCGAACTATGAAAAGCTGGCGGCGCTGTATACCATCCAAAACCAGAACCGGGAGCCGGTGAGGGAATCTCGCATGATCGAGGCGTATTCTGAGGCCCCCGCGCCTGACAGCGATTCCCTACGAGCGGTATCTAACGTTGACCCAGCCCGTGCGTGGGAGGTCATGGACGATCTGATGGACAGCTTGAAAGTGGTCAACGAGCGGGTTTATAATAGCGTCATGCGGAAATTGGAAAGCTAAACTTAACCCCTCGGCAAATGCCGGGGGGTTAGTTATATTTTAACGTAGGCGTTGTGACATGAAAATAAGACTAACTTGGCGTTACAAAAAACGCACCGTCATTATCTGCGTCGATGCGCTGGATCGTGCGTACCCAGAATTCTTTCTTTGCCTGCCGGTCTAAATCAGGATATTCCTTCAATTCCCGCCGTAAGGTTTCGAGATCAAATTCTTTTATAGGCTCGGGGTTTATTGCCGCGAGCTGTTGTTTCAATTCCGTGTAGTCCTTTTTGTATTCTTCGATTTCAATCAAATCTGACAGATACAGGTCTTTTAGTTTTTGCATTTTCCGCTTGATTTGCTCCGCCGTTTTGGGCGGCTTTTTTTCTGCGGTTTTTGATTTGGAGTAATACTTTTTTGCGATCCCCTCAAATTCCCGCAGAAGGTAATCCTCCAGCACATCTTCCCGGATCCTGAGAATGTGCGGACAGTCGGCTGGGTCAAGTGTGTGCGTTCTGCATCGGTAGTACTTGTACACTTGTTTTACAGTCTCCGGCTGCATGTTTCTCCCACACTCCCGGCAGCGGAGAATCCCGGTAAACAAATATATCCGGTCCGCACTGGCGTTCCGCTGGCTTCGCTGTTCCAGGATTCTCCCGGCAAGGTTAAAGGTTTCTTGATCGACAAGCGCTGGCAATACGTTTTCCACACCGAACGCCTCACCTAAGTACAATCGATTCGACAACGCATCCTTGTATTTGTTGTACGAGCGTTTGATCCCCCACTCCGTTGCCATATACCGCCTTAGTGCAAGGATGCTTTGTAGCCGTATAAAGGCAGGGAACATATCTCGCGCCGCATCTGCGGTTTCTTCATCTATGGCGTAGTGCCGGTCTTTCACGCAGATACCGATGGGTGTTCTCCATGTGGTAGGCTGGCCCTTCAATCGCTTGCCTTCGTTAATGGCCTTGATTCGCTCGCTGGTGCGGTCAGCTTCGTCCTGCGCTACCGACAGCATGATATTCACCTTTAGCCGCCCGGATGCCGTGCGAGTTTCGTAATCTTCCCGCGTGGCCTGCCATGTGACGTGGCAGCGGTCTAATTCTTCCTGCACGGCGTAGTATCCGGCTACGCTGCGGAACCAACGGTCCAGCTTGACAAATAAAATTGTGTCGATCTTCCCATCCTTGCAATCTTCCAATAAACGCAGAAGTGCTGGTCGCCGCTTGTATGGTTTTCTTGCGGATATTCCAGCATCCTCGTATACGCCGACAACCTCCATACCGTTGTCTGCGGCATATGCCAACAAGGATTCCCGCTGATCCCCCAATGACAGGCCGTGCCGCGCCTGTTCTTCCGTCGAGACGCGGATATATAGTGCGGCTCTCATACTATCCCCTCCAAAATCCGTAATTGGCGCAGTGAATATCTACCCACACGCACCAGACGAAGAGACCGACGATCAATAGCGACAAACCGAGCATGATCCACCTGTATAGTTTTACGGAATGACGTAGGTTATTCAGTTCCGCCTCCATCAGGCCGATGGTCTTCCGCTTATTTTCAAGGCGGTGTTCCAGCCCATCTTTTTCCGCCTGCAAGGTTTCTTCCGTGGCGGTACAGTGATCGCCAATACCAAAAA